GCTTGGCAGCCGGCGTCACCACTTTTTTCCCAGCAGGTCTTTCAACCCCGCATTGTCGAGCATCGCATCCGCCAGCAGCCGCTTCAGCCTGGCATTCTCGTCCTCGAGCGCGCGCAGACGTTTCGCCTCGCTCAGCTCCAGCCCGCCATACTTGGCCTTCCACGCATAGAAAGTCGCGCTCGACATCCCGTGCTTGCGGCACAGATCCAGCACCACCGCCCCCGCATCGGCCTCCTTCAAAATGCCAATGATCTGCTCGTCCGAAAACCGCTTCCGCTTCATCCAATCCGTCCCTCTGCTGGGCCGGACTCTACTCGCAAGTGGAGGAAAAACAGGGGGTCAGGTCACGACGATCGAAGGTCGGGCGGCTGGCGAGCGCAGCCAGAAGAAATTCGATGACCGCATCCTTCGGCGGGCGATAGCGAAGACCGAGGAAGACTACGCAGACGACGCACAGCGGGATGCCGCCGAGGCTGAAGCGATCGAGGAAGCGGGCAAGCATGTCCGGCCACCGACCGACGAAGAACGCCGGATGCTCGACCGATTGCGATCCTGGGCCCAACAGGCGGCTCGTCGGGCCGATGCAAAGGCCACTGCCGTGCTGGGTTGGCTGGCCAGTCACCTGAAGGACGGTGACAGGTGGACGAACGAGCGGGTGATCCTGTTCACCGAGTATCGCGCCACACAGCAATGGATGCAGGAGATCCTCGCATCTCACGGCTTCGGGGGCGAGCGATTGGCTCTCATCTATGGCGGCATGGACCCGAAAGAACGCGAGGGCGTGAAAGCCGCGTTCCAGGCCAACCCCTCGGAATCCCCGGTGAGGATACTGCTGGCGACCGATGCCGCCTCCGAGGGCATCGATCTCCAGAACCACTGCCACCTGATGATCCACCTCGAAATTCCGTACAACCCGAATGTGATGGAGCAGCGGAACGGCCGCATAGACCGCCATGGGCAACGCGCCAGCGAGGTCGTCATCTGGCACCCGGTGGATGCCGAGGGTGACCACGGTGACGATATCCTCCGTGCGCTTCGTAAATTGGATGCGATGCGCGCCGACATGGGGAGCGTGAACCCCGTCATCGCGCCTCAACTGCCCGACCTGCTCGAGGGGCGCCGCCGCGATCTCGACACGAGACAAGCCGAAGCCCGGATGGAGAAATCTCGCCGCTTCGTCAAGGCGGAGCGCGACCTACGCGAACGTGTGGCCAAACTCCATGCGCGACTGAACGAGACCCGGCACGAACAGAGGCTCGTGCCCGACCACATCGAGCGGGCGGTACGCACCGCGTTGCGTCTTGCGGACAAACCCGACTTGGAGCCCGTTTCTCTGGCCGGTGCACCAGACGGCACGGTTTTCCGAATGCCGCCGCTCTCGGGTTCCTGGTCCCGATGCCTCGAGGGTCTAGAGCACCCCTACACGCAGAAGGTCCGCCCGATCACCTTCGACCACGAGGTCGCCAAGGGCCGTGATGACGTCGTTCTCGTTCACCTGAACCACCGGCTGGTCCAGATGAGTCTGCGGCTCCTGCGCGCGGAGATCTGGGCGCGCGACGATGTGAAGAAGCTGCACCGCGTGACCGTCCGGTCGCTTCCGGATGGGCGGATCGAGGGACCGGCCGTGGTGGTGATGTCGCGGCTCGTCGTGACCGGCGGGAACCATCATCGCCTGCACGAGGAGCTCACGGAGGCTGGCGGCTATCTGCGCGATGCCGGTTTCCGGCGGGAGGAACGGGTCACGGAGGTCCGACGATGGCTGGAGGAGTCGCACCCTGCGGACCTTTCGGATGCGACGTTCGACGCCTTGAGGACGCGCTTCGACAAACAGCGTGATTCCGTTCTGGCAGCCGTCGAGGCACGCTCGAAAGACCGGCTACGCTTCCTCGCGAACACGATCGAGACCCGGAAGCGCAAGGAGGCCGAGGACATCCGCCAAGTCCTGGACGATCTCGAACGAGCGCTGAAGACCGAGATCGCGGCGGAACAACAACCCGTGCAGCTCTCTCTTTTCTCCGAGGACGAACGCACTCAGCTCAAGCGTGACCGAGCGGCCCTCGAAGCACGCCTGGCCCGGATCCCGAAGGAGCGCGAGCAAGAGCTACGCGCGATCGAGGAACGGCACTCCAATGCCGTCGAGCGTACCTTCCCCGTGGCCGTGGTGCTGCTGGTTCCGAACTCCCTCGCGACGGAGAAGCGCGGATGAGCAACGATCACGAGTGGCTGAACCTCATCGAAGTCTCTGGGCCCTTTCTGGCGGTGCCGGTGCTGCGGGAAGTCTTCCCGCAAGGCCTCGAAGCTCTGCCTTCCGGGCGGCCTCAGCGGCTTCGGCGGACCTATGAGGAATGGCGCGATGCAGTCGACATGGACGACCTCGACCTTCCAGCGCTGCACGCGGCCTGGATCGACGACGTGCTGGTCACAGCGCTGGAAATGGATGAGACGGTGCTGCGCAGGGGCGCGACACTGTCTGAGAAGCTGACTGTCTCGATGCCCGAACACGGGGTCACGGTCGCGCCCGATCTGGCCGTCGTCAATCCGACGAACTCCGACCAACCGCTTCTGCTCATCCACGTCTACGAGCCCGACACCGATCTCGACGCGACGCGCCGTTTCGATGGCCTCGCGATCACCCCGGCCGACCGGATGGTCGCTCTGCTCCGGGCTACGGGATGCCCCACTGGCATCGTCACCAATGGTGAGCGCTGGATGCTCGTCCACGCGCCCATCGGCGCCGTAGCAGGCTTCGCGAGCTGGTATGCGCGCCTTTGGGGTCAGGAACCGGAAACGCTGCGCGCCTTCGTCAGCCTTCTGGGCATCCGCCGCTTCTTCGGACCCGAAGAAGTAAAGCTGCCGGCGCTCTATGAGCGGTCTTTGAAGCACCAGGACGACGTGACCGAGGCGCTCGGAGAACAGGTCCGGCGCGCCGTCGAAGTGCTCGTCCAGGCACTCGACCGCGCCGATCAGGATCGCAATCGCGAACTCCTGCGCGACGTCGATCCGCGAGAGCTCTACGAGGCCGGTCTGACGGTCATGATGCGGCTCGTCTTCCTGCTGTCTGCCGAGGAACGTGCCCTGCTCCTGCTCGGCGATCCCCGTTACGACTCCTTCTACGCCATCTCCAGCCTGCGAATGCAGCTGCGTGCGGATTCCGAAGAGATCCTCGAGCGTCGCCGCTCTGCCTGGTCGCGGCTGCTCGCTCTGTTTCGTGGCGTGTATGGCGGTATCGATCATCCGACGCTGCGCCTTCCGGCACTCGGTGGTTCGCTGTTCGACCCGGATCGATATCCGTTCCTCGAAGGGCGAAAGAAGGGCACGAGCTGGCGGAGCGATCCAGCCGAACCGCTGCCGATCGACGACCGCACCGTTCTTCTTCTGTTGGAAGCGATCCAGACCTTCGAAGGTCGCACGCTGTCCTATCGCGCACTCGACGTGGAGCAGATCGGCCACGTCTACGAGGGCCTCCTCGAACGCACGGTGAAGCGCGTCGACGACGTCACCCTGGAACTCGATAGCGGCGCGAAGGCCAAGAGCCCGCGCGTGACGCTCGGCGAGATCGAGTCGGCACGGCTGGATGGCCCTGCAAAAGTGGCCGAACTGCTCAAGGAACGGAGCGAGCGATCGGAGTCCGCCATCCGCAACGCCCTTGAGCGGGCGGCCGACGATCGTCTCGCCGCACGTTTGCTCACCGTCTGTCGCGGCGACGTCGGTTTGCGAGATCGCATCCTGCCCTGCGCGCCCCTCCTGCGGACCGACCCGTGGGGCTATCCGCTCGTGCACCACAAGGGCGCCTTCGTCGTCGTACTCGGCGCCGACCGGCGTGAGAGCGGCACGCATTACACGCCCAAGAGCCTGACCGAGAAGATCGTAGCAGAAACGCTGACGCCGGTCGCCTACCGCGGCCCAGCCGAAGGCAAGGTGCCCAAGGAATGGGAGCTGAATAGCGCCGAGGAGCTGCTGGATCTGAAGGTCTGCGATCCCGCTATGGGGTCCGGAGCCTTCTTGGTTCAGGCGTGCCGATGGCTCTCGGATCGTCTGGTCGAGGCTTGGTCGGTGACGGAGGCCAGCGGCAAGCAGATCGACAGCGAAGGGCGGATCGTTGACGCCTCCTCCGGAGGCTTCGACCCCCTGTCACAGGACGTAGAGGAACGCGCCATCGTCGCCCGTCGCCTCGTGGCGGAACGGTGCCTCTACGGTGTGGACAAGAACCCGCTGGCCGTGGAGCTGGCCAAGCTCTCGCTCTGGCTGACCACCATGTCGAAAGGGCGGCCCTTCGGCTTCCTCGACCACAATCTGCGCAGCGGTGACAGTCTGCTCGGGATCCACGACCTTGATCAGTTGGTCGAGCTCGACATGAACCCCACGGGCAAGGCCCAAATGCGGTTGTTCGGCCGCACCATCCGATCAGCGGTCGACAAGGCGATTGAGCTTCGTGCGCGTCTTCGGGCGATTCCTATTCGCGACATTCACGACGTGGAAGCCATGGAAGCGCTCGACGAGCAGTCGCGTGGCGAAATGGCACTGCCGGTTCTCATCGCCGACAGCTTCGTCGGCATCATTCTGGCTGAGGACCGGGCCGGGGATAGGGCTGCACGTGTTGAAGCGCTTGCAGCATTGGCCGACGCGGCCACGAGTGGCGCCGACACTACGAAAGACCGGCTTCGACGCGATGCATCAACCGACCTGGGCAAAGACTCTCCTGATGGGACCACTCGGAACCCATTCCATTGGCCTCTAGAGTTCCCTGAAGTATTTGCGAGAAAGAACCGGGGTTTTGACGCCTTTGTGGGAAACCCACCCTTCATGGGAGGCAGACTATTAGGTCGCCGACTGGGCCTATCCTATCAAGAATACCTCAAATTCGTCCGAAACGGCGTCGTCGGCTCCCCCGATCTTTGCGCCTATTTCTTCTTGCGTGCGTTCAGTCTCATTGGAACAAGGGGCTACGTTGGCTTGCTTGCAACCAAATCGATCACAGAAACAGGCTCCCGAGTAGTTTGCCTCGACCAAATTATTGAGAAAGGCGGCGTGATCTATCGCGCGAACTCGAGATTTCCGTGGCCCGGCAATGCTGCCGTTGTCGTATCGATTGCGTGGATTGCACGCGACGAATGGAAGGATTCGAAAGTTCTCGATGACAGTGCGGTCCAAGCGATCAACGGCGCCTTGGAAGAGGACTTCCAGATAAAGCGGCCAGTGAAACTAAAAGCCTTGAAAGGCCTATTCTCGCAGGGACAAGACGTTATGGGTCGAGGCTTCGAGCTCACAGCCGAAGAGCGCGCCGAGATTATTTCTAAAGACCCGAAATGCGAAGAAGTTATATTTCCACTTTTTAATGGACAAGATCTCAACACAATGCCGAGGTTGATGCCTTATAGGTGGGTGATCTACTTCCGTGACTGGCCAGAAGACAAAGCTCGTCAGTATGAGCCGGCATTCCAGCGGGTTAAAGAGCTAGTCAAACCTTATAGGGACTCGTTAACTGGTCAGATCCACCAAGACTGCTTTTGGAAGCTTTGGGATCTAAGACCCGGCTTAATGCGGGAATTTTCCAAAAAACTAACGTATTGGCTATCGCCTCAGTCACAAAATACCTGTGCGTGAGTCGCGTACCAACATCAGCGGTTTACAATATGCAGGTCAAAGTTCTCTTCTTCGAAGGTTGGCGGGAGTTTTCTGTTCTCCAATCCACACTACACGATACTTGGGCGCGATGGCAGGGTGGAACTCTTGGCGCCTCAACTCTTCGCTATTCCACGTCAGCTATCCTCGAAACTTGGCCAATGCCGAGCGAGCAGGCAACGGACCAACTTGAGCTGATAGGGGAGCGGTACTTCCAAACGCGCCAACAGCTCATGCTTGAGCGCTCGGCTGGCCTCACCGAGATTTACAACCAATTCCACAATCAAGAAGATCGATCCGAGGACATGGAGCGTTTTCGGGAGTTGCACACGGAAATGGATATCGCCGTCCTAAATGCCTATGGATGGAACGATATTGATCTTGGGCACTCATTTCGAGAGGTTGATTATTTACCCGAGAACGATCGGGTCCGCTTTACCATTTCCAATGGTGCTCGCATGGAAGTTCTAAGGCGGCTCTCCGAACTTAATCACCAAAGATTTGAAGAAGAAGTCGAGCACGGTCTGCATGGCAGAAAAGCACCAGGGGACGTCAAAGCGCGAGCTCGTTCTAGAGAAAAATCTTCTCAGCAATCCTTCAATCTTGAGGGCGCGTCCGCACTTGCGCCAAAGGTTGCGGGAAATCCAAACGGCGCGACTGAGGCGATTAGGGCATTTCTTGAGACACGGCGAACTTGGCTGAGCAAGTCGGACATCCTCACCTATGTCGACATCCCCGATGGCCAGTGGAATGCCGCGATCAACGATCTCTTGGCTCGTGGCGCCGTCGAACGCCAGGGTGAACGCCGAGGCGCCCGTTACCGAATTGCTGAGAGTGATTGACCATGGCCGATCTGACCACGACTACCGAACCATCCTTCAGCGCCTGGATCGTTAAGCGGACATCCAACGCGCCCCGCTATTCCGTCTGTATCGACCTGGGGCCAACCGCTCACGGCGCGATCGAGGAAGGCCACTGGATCGTCGTTCTGGACGATAGCGGGAACGTCTCAGAGGTAGGGCGGATCCTCCGCATCCGCTCGGACCTCGACAACGCCACGATTTATTTCGACCATTGGCACGCCGCCGATCCATACGTACCACTCGCAAATCTAGGTTTGACCGCGCCGACCGGTCCCGCGGCGCGGCTGCCATGGGACGAATTCCTCCGGATCCTGCCGCTGCTCGGCGTTTCTGCCCCCGGCGCAGTGCCGCTGATCGAAGATGTCGTCTACACCCGCGACCTCCTGGAACTCGCCGTGCGCGACGATCTGCTCGGCCCCGCCGGCGGGCCCCACGAGCTGATCAAGGACATGAGCGTCCGCGATCGCTACCTGGTGGGTAAGCTGGCGCCGCGCCGGCCGGATGACGACCAGGCAGCACGGGTTGAACCGGCCTCGGCAGCCGAGGAGGCTGGCGACCTCGAGGATGAACGGACGGCGCCACTCCACGAGCCCGGCGCCGAGTTCGCCAGTGCATCGGGCCGGGTGGAGCCCGAGGACGACGCGCTCGACGAGATCGACACGACGAACAACCAGTCGCTGGTTCCCTCCAGCATGGGCCTCACCTTCTGCGTGGCGCCCGATGTCGGGAAGCTGGCCGTCGATGCACGGTGGGGACGGTACGAGCGGGTCCCGAACGATGAGCACGAGATCGTCAAGACGCGAAAGAATCGCCAGACCGGTCACCAGGAGGAGGTGAAGGTCAGGGTCTGGCAGCGCATCCCGTGTGGTGGCGTTGTCACGGTTCCGCTCGTCGACGGGCCGATCAAGCCGTCCACTCCCGATCCCGATCAACCGGACGTCCGCCTGCAGGGGGCGGTTCGGACGAACAACAAGGGGGAGCGCCTGGTCACTTTGTTCCTCGTCAACGGGCAGTTGGAACCCGAAGACAACAAGGACCGCGCCTGGCTGTTCCAGCCGGAGATCACCGTCGAGGCCCCCGAAGATCACGGGGACAAGTCGGTCTTTCGGCGTCGCCCCTCCAACGAAGTGGTCGTCGACGACCCGGAACGCGACCGTCTCGCGCTCATCTATCGCAACAGGCTGGAGTTCGCGGTCGGACACGGGGTGTCCGTTCACGCCGATACGACGCCCGAGGAGCCGACGAAGGCCCATCGCGTCAGAACGGAGATCATCCCGCGTTACGAAGTCGCCGTCACCGAAACGCCGGGCCTCGATCCTAGGGACCGCCCTGCCATGCGGCGCATGGTCGACGAGGGCTGGCTCGACATGACGCGGCTGGCGGAGATGGCGCCGGACGCGCTGCGCGACGCTCTTTCGTGCCTCGTCGACGATTACGCCGTTTGGATCGGCGAACAGAAAACCCGGTTGGGGTCGGAGATCACCGGCTTCGATGATCCGGGCAAGGACGTCATTCAGCGCTGCGAGGAGATCCTGCGCCGCCTCCGAGAGGGTATGGATACTCTCTTCGCCGATCCGAAAGCGCTGGAGGCGTTCCGCTTCGCCAACCGGTCCATGGCCATGCAGCGTGTCCGAAGCATCTACGCTCTGAAGCGCAGACGGAACGAAGCCGTCGACGTGACCACTTTGGACGTGCCGAAGAACAGATCGTGGCGCCCGTTCCAGCTGGCGTTCCTGCTCCTGTCGATCCCGTCGCTCGCCGAACCAACTCACCCGGACCGGACGAAGCCGGTCGAGGCGTTCGCCGATCTCCTCTGGTTCCCGACGGGTGGTGGCAAGACCGAGGCCTATCTCGGTGTGGCGGCCTTCGCCATGGCCATGCGCCGACTGAAGAATGATCTCGGCGGCCTCGACGCATCACGCGGTCTCGCCGTCATCATGCGCTACACACTGCGACTGCTGACTCTGCAGCAGTTCCAGAGGGCGACGACGCTGCTCTGCGCGATGGAGGTCATCCGTCGTGCAGACGACAAGACCTGGGGCAAGGAACCTTTCACGCTCGGTCTCTGGGTCGGCAATCGCGTGACACCGGGCACGACCGAAGCGTCTCACCAGGCTGTCGAGGCCATTCGAAACAACGATCGCAACAAGGCGGGCATCGCTTCGCCTGCACAACTGACCAGCTGCCCTTGGTGCGGTTCGGAGATCTCCGGTGGTCGCGACATCGAGGTCGACAGGATCGCCGGCCGAACGCTGATCCACTGCGGCGACAAGCTGGGCGGCTGCGATTTCTCGAAGGCGAAATCCACTGGACAGCCTCACCCGGGGCTTCCCGTGAAAGTCGTCGACGAGGAAATCTATCACCGCCCGCCGACGATGATGATCGCGACCGTGGACAAGTTCGCGATGATGGCGTGGCGTCCCGAGGTTCGGAACCTTTTCGGCCGCGTCGAGCAGGAATGCGGACGCCATGGTTTGCTCTGGCCGAGTCACGACTGCGGCACGGGGCACCGAGCGAGGGGGGCATATCCGGCCGCCAGTGTGAAGCCGGTCCGCGCAATTCGACCACCAGACTTGATCATCCAGGACGAGTTCCACCTCATCAGCGGTCCGTTGGGCACCATGGTGGGTCTTTACGAGACGGCCGTCGACGAGCTGAGCAGCTGGGCTCTGGGTGACAAGAAGGTTCGCCCCAAGGTCGTGGCTTCCACCGCGACCGTGCGGCGGGCCGATGACCAGGTGCGCAATGTGTTCATGCGCCGCATTTCCGTGTTTCCCCCTTCGGGCCTGGACGTCGAAGACAATTTCTTCTCAGTCCAGAGACCCATCCGCGAGAAACCCGGCCGACGGTACATGGGTATCTGCGCACCCGGCAGCTCTCGCCCTGCGGTGCTGATCAGGACCTACACGGCGTTCCTCACCGCCGCGCAGGCGCTGTTCGATCGGTTCGGCCCGGTGGCCGACCCCTATATGACCCTCGTCGGCTACTTCAACTCGCTGCGAGAACTCGGAGGGATGAAGCGTTTGGCGGAAGACGACGTCCAAACGCGTTCCTTCCGCGTCGAGATGAGCCTGGTGGACCGACCGGGGCTCTCCCAACGGCGCGTCGAGGAAATCAGCGAACTGACGTCGCGCGTCTCGAGTCAGGACATCCCGCGGTACCTCGATCAGCTCGAGGTTCCTTTCGATGGCACCTTCGACCCGGCATTAGGCAAATGGGTGACCAACAGGAAGCCCGGGGAGGCCCGCCCGATCGATGTCGTTCTTGCGACGAACATGCTGTCGGTCGGTGTCGACGTGAATCGTCTCGGGGTGATGGTCGTAAACGGTCAGCCGAAGGGAACGGCCGAATACATCCAGGCCACCAGCCGTGTGGGCCGCACGCCGCCGGGACTCGTCGCGACCGTGCTGACGTGGGCGCGGCCTCGCGACCTGTCGCACTACGAGACCTTCGAGCATTACCACGCGACCTTCTACCAGCACGTCGAGGCTCAATCCGTCACCCCGTTCTCGCCACGGGCGTTGGATCGAGGGCTCACCGGCGCGATGCTCTCCATCATGCGTCACACCTACGATCCCTTCGCGGCAAATGACGGCGCTGGTGCCATGACCAGTCCGAGCCGCAAAGAGATGTTGGATACGATAGGCGCCGTCGCCGCTCGCACCTGGGAAGTCACGGAAGACTCGGGGAAGAAGACCCTGACCGGAGCCGAGATGAAGAGCCGCGCTGACGATTGGGCCAATGAAGCGGGCGTAGGGGGCCGCACGCTCGTCTACCAGAAGCACGGCGCAGGACCCACTGCCTATCCGCTGCTTTCGGCGCCTGGCATCAAGCCTTGGACCGACTGGACGGTCCCGATGTCCATGCGCGAAGTCGAGCCTGGTGTCAGGCTCGTGATGGAGGACGACCGTTCGACGAGTGATCCGACTTGGAGACCGCGGGTGACGCAGCCCCAGGAGGATCAGCAATGAGCAGGACACCCGTAGGAGAAATTCGACCGAGCCAGTTGCTTTGGACCTACGGCCCGGGCGCCTTGATCGACCTCCCGAACATGTCGGTGGTCACGATGGGGATCGACCGCTGGGAAAAAGACAGGTGTCAGCCGATACAAGAGGCACGGTTGCTCGCCAACGTCCGGGGCGTGCTCGGACCCCAAGTCGAATCATTGCGTATGCCGCCCGTGGGCGAGAGGGAAATCGCAGACCCATTTTCGGCCGCCGCGCTGATCGGCGTGCCCGTCAAGCCCTTCCCGCGGTGGCTGCGCTGCGTGAAATGCGGCCTGCTATCACCCTATGATGCCGGCTTGTTCAAGCTGAAGGAAAACAGGTATCGCCCGGAGCTGACGCGTTTCGTCCATGAGGGCTGTCGCGGATCGAATAACGATCAAAGGGCCAGGGATGCCGATGCGGTTCCGGCGCGCTTTCTCATGGCGTGTCGGGCTGGCCACCTGGACGACTTTGCCTGGCACTGGTTCGTTCACGGCGGATCTAGCACCTGTCGTGCGACGCTGAGGTTCTTCGAGAGCGGCGCATCACTTCAAACCGAGAACCTGTGGGTCAAATGCGATGGCTGCGGCGCATCGAAGAACATGGCGCAGGCTTTTGGTCAGGCAGGTCGCGACAACCTTCCAGCCTGCCGAGGGCGACATCCACACGTGGATCGCTTCGAGGACGATTGCACCGAGGAACCTCGCGCAATTCTCCTCGGCGCAACCAATAGCTGGTTCCCGGTCACACTCTCGGTTCTCGCGATCCCACAGGTGGGAAGCCCTCTGGCGCAACTGGTCGCGGATGGCTGGACGTTCTTTGAAGACGTCACTTCGGCGGCCGAAGTGGCGTTCGTCGTCAAGACCCTGAAGAAGACGGCGCAGCTGCCTGGCATCGAGCAGTTCACTGACGAGCAGATTTGGTCCGCAATCGAAACCCATCGCAATGGCGGACCGGGCGTCGAACAGAGCGACCTCAAAGGGCCGGAATGGGATGTGCTTACGGCCGAGAACCCACCCACTGACTATCCGCATTTCATGAGCAAGAAGGTGGGCGTGCCCTCGGGCTTCGGTGCGGCGATCACACGCGTTCTGCTGCTGGAGCGGCTTCGTGAGGTGAACGCCCTCCTTGGATTCACACGAGTCGAGTCTCCTGACGAAGGCACGGGAGATGAGGCAGCCCCACGGGCCCCGCTCGCACGCGCAGCACCGAACTGGGTGCCGGCCACTCAAGTTCACGGTGAAGGAATTTTCGTTCGCTTCGATGCAGATGCATTGAAGGCTTGGGCGGATAAGGATCCGGTGAAGGCTCTCGACTCTCGGCTACGGCAGGGCCATCGCGGATGGCGGCAAAAGAGGAACCTGGACCCAAACCAAGGTTACCCGGGCGTTCGTTATGTCATGCTACACACGCTCGCGCACATGCTGATACGGGAACTGGCATTGGAGTGCGGCTACAACGCCGCGAGTATTCGGGAGCGTATATATGCAGACGTCGAGGACGGGAGGGATCAAGCCGGATTTCTCATCTACACAGCTGCAGCAGATTCCGATGGCACTCTGGGAGGTCTCGTAGAGCTAGGAAAGCCTGAAAATCTTGGGCGACTTCTGCGCCAAGCGCTGGATCGCGCCCACATATGTGCCTCCGATCCACTCTGCGCAGAACACGATCCGAGCAAGGACCAGTCACTTCACGGGGCAGCATGTCACGCCTGTTCATTCGTCTCGGAAACATCCTGTGAGCGGGGAAACCGCTATATCGATCGTTCCCTCGTGGTACCCACCCTCGAAAATCCCGATGCAGCATTCTTCGAGACCGTCTGATGGAAGCGATACTGATCGCGGCCACAGACCTCGTGGCCATGTTATCTCCGGCGAGGATCGAAGCGCTCGCCGCTCGTGTCCGCGGCTCGATGCCGGTCGAACGATACGGAAGCCTGCATCAGCTCGTGAGCACGCCGGCTGCTCGCGCAGCGCTTGATCGCTTGATCGCCGCCTGGAAACAGACGGAAATATCAGGCGATGTGCTGGCCGGTATCTTGGTCGGCGCAGCCTTCGCCCGCCAACAGGCGCAGCGCGAGAACAGCGTCGAACTAGTTTGGACGGGCCCGACGACACCATTCGTCGCCACCCGCCGCACGGAGCAGGTGCTCTTGGATCTCATCGGTCACGCGCGAAGTGACTTCTTTCTCGTTAGCTTTGTTGCATACGACGTCTCCTCGGTGGTCGATGCATTGAATGCTGCATGCGCTCGCGGCATCGACATCCGAATTCTGTTGGAGACCTCCACGAGCCATGGCGGGAGCTTGTCCGTCGATCCTATTGCTACAATGCGGCGCTGTGTTCCTTCGGCAGCGCTGTATGTCTGGACCGACCGACCGGCACCGTTCGCCGAAGGACGGGTTCACGCGAAAGTGGCCGTTGCCGACGGCAATTCAGCCTTCTTGACCAGCGCCAACCTGACTGGGCACGCGCTGGAGAAGAATATGGAGGCCGGCGTCGTGATCAGCGGTGGACACGTCCCCGCAGGACTGCGTGCCCATCTTCATGCTCTAATCGAGACGAAGGTCATTCGGAAAATCTAGAATCACACTCAGCAAATGCGCGCCTGGTCCCGCATAACGCTGTAGTCGGCGAGCATTTCGGCGAGAGCCGACCCCTCTGGCAGCAGATCGAGCTCGTCGGCTGCGCGTGCCTGGAACTCGCGGCTATACTCGACAACCGGTGGGCAGACGGTGGCCACGCGAGGGTCAGAAGCGACCGTCGCGCAGCCGGTCAGCGAGATCGTCACGATCGCGAGGGCGGCGAGCCGCCGCATCGAGCATCCGGCGATGGAGTCATTGGTCTTCTCCGAGGTTTCGAGGCGTTCCGCCAGCCGTCCCGCACGCTCGCCGGAGCGCCGGAGTGAGAGCGGGAACAGGAACACCGCGAGTGCGATGGCGCCGTAGCGCAGCGCCGCCCGCATCCATGGGGCGGAGGCGATCCCGTCAACGCCCGTGAGCGCCACGGCGATGCCCTCCGGCGCAGGGTGTCGAGATTAGGGTACGAGCGGCAGGATGACGGATCGGGTCTCGGCTAAGGCGAACCCCTGGTCGGATCGGGGGGCGTCTTCGACATCTCCTACCGCCGCTCACCCCACCTTCACGCCCCAGAAGGACGTGTGATCGGCAGCGAAATACCCATCCGCCATTCGGAATGCGCCCTGTAGCTCGACGGTGTCGCCTTGCTCAAGCGGCGCCATGGTCTGCAGCCACAGCGCCGTCGCCTCGGAGGCGTGCGCGCCGGATATCTCGCCGAACGATCCTCGGATCTCGGTCGAGCCGTTCAGCACCAGCCGCCCGCGCATGCGCGCCGTGGTGCTGGCATTGACCTTGTAGAGCAGTGTCGCGCCGAAGAGGTAGGTGCCGGCCACGGGTGCCACAAAGCGGTTGTTGCCGGCATCGAACGCGCCCTGGTCGTTGTAGTCGGTATTGTTGATTCCGATCTTCGTCCAGGTGTCGATGCCGACATAGTTGTCGTAGTTGGTATAGCCCTTGAAGCGCGGCAGCCTAGGCTGGTCGACGATGCCGGTGGCGTTGTCGACGATCAGCCCATTGAAGAAGGTGCTGCCGTCGGCCGAGACTGCGAGCCGGAACCTGTCCGAACCGAAGAGGCCCATCAACGCCTTGGTGACATAGGCGGTCTGGAGGGTAAGCCCGAGATCGCGGCCCGCAGCCTCCTTGTTCATGGTGTAGAACAGATCGCCGGTGCCACCCTCGGCCGCGGTCTTCGCCGTCCAGAGCGCGGCATTGAGCTTGGCTGAGAACGGATTGGCCGCATCGGCGGTCGTGCCGATGCCGAGCAGCGCCATGTTCTGCAACTCGCCGGGTGTCGCGCCGATCCAGACGGAGCCATCATAGACCAGCAGCAGGCCCTCGTCCTCGACCCATGCCCGCCAGCCGGTCCGTGGCGGAAGGCGAAGCCAGGCACCGTCGGTCCAGAGCGCGACGTTCAGATCCCAGCTCGCCCACGCCCCCGTGGCGCCCGACGCCACGATGTAGCGGTCACCATCAGCGGGGCTGCCGGGCGGGGCGGTCAGATCCCGATCGCGGACCGAGAGCTGGACGAGCCCGTCGAGCAGCCGCAGCGCCTCGTTGTGGGTGACATGCTTCTGGGCCTGCGCCGCGAGAATGTAGGGCAGCAGCAGATGGGTTGTGGCATCGGACATTGGAGTTCTCAGAAGCTGAGGGTGACAGTCTTGGGCGCGCCCCGCCCGATCAGAGCGGAGAGCTGGAAGATGCGGATATCGAGGCTGTTGCCGGGGCCGAGCAGAGCGCCCCAGTCGGCGGACTGATCGGCGGCGGTGTAGACCACGCTGGTCGTGGCCGTACTCAGCACCCGCTTGACCGCCGGGCCGTCGAGGATCTCGACTTCGTAGGCTTCGACCTCCTCGGCGACTGGCACCTCGCCGGTGCCCCAGTTGTCGGCCGCGAGCGCGCGGGATCGTCGTGCCCAGCGGATCGTCAGATCGCCCGGCGATCGGGGCCTGCGCCATGGCTGCTCGACATGGGCGACCGAGAACGGCCGGAGTCCCACGCCCTCGGGCGTGAAGCTCGTGGCAATATAGGTTTCGTCGCTGACCGGACGGCTTGCAGGGCCGATGCGCCAGTTCCAGGGAAGCCCGAGATCGGCTTCGGCGATCGGCAGCGATGCGAGGCTCTCGTCCACCACCACCACCCGCGCGCCACCGGGCGCCGGATTGCCCATGGCGCCTTCCGTTCCGCGCTGCCCGCGCAGGAGCCGGGTCAGACGATAGCGCCCCGGTGCGATTAGTTCGGCCGCCCCCGCCTGCACGACTTCCCAGATGCCTGGTGTGCTCTCGACGGCGAGAGCATTGGCGCCGCCGAACAGCGCCAGATCCGTGACGCTCTCCAGCGTGCCCGAAAGCAGGTCTACCACCAGCACGTTGCCGAGATCGAAGCGTGAGGTCGGTCCCGGCCAGAAATCCGAAACCAGGACGCCGATCCGTGCCCGACCGCCGAAGGTGGTCAGCAGCTCGAAGCCATCGGACGAGCCGCTGCGGAACACCGCCATCTCGCCGGGCCATGGAACGGCATGGGCTGCGACGAAGGGGCGATGAGCAGGCTGATCCTCACTCAGTTGCGGCAGGTCCATCAATATCGCGTCGGGCGCGCCGAATACGACCGGGCGCGTCAGCGAGGCGGCACGCGGATCGCCCGGCGGCAGATCGTAGGTCGCGCGGTCCTGGCGGATCGCCTCCACTCTGCGCGCCTCGGCATCTGCGACGGAGACGAGACGGAACTCGATCTCCCGCCCGTCATGGGCGAGCCGGATCACGTCGGCGGGATCGAGAGCCAGCCGCGAGGGTGGAAGGCGGAAGGCTGCGCTTTCGCGCCCGGTCCAGGCCTCGAGCAGGGCACGACGGCAACGCCGTTCCGCCTCTTCCGGCGGAACCGCCATCGGGAAACTCTCGGAGGCGATCCGCGTCGTGTCCACGGTGATGCGCCGCGCCTCCACGAGGGCCGCGTCGTAGTCCTCGTCGGCGCGGGCGACCTGCCACTTCAGCGCCTGCGGTAGCTCGGTTTCCTGGCTGCGGGTCAGTTCCAGCACGTCACCCTCGCGGGTAGCTACGAGGTGATCGGGGTCGATGGTCAAGACCGACGCCCGGCCACGCATCACGAAACGAATGATCCCTTCGGTCTCCACGGCGTCGAAACCAAAATGCCGCGACAGCGTGGTGATGGAGGCGCGTGGGCTTTCCAGTGCGCCGATGACATATCCCTCGACCGCGCCCCAGAGCCCGGAGACATCAATCCGATCCTCGGGCATGCCTGCCCGCAGGCAGAGGTGCCGCACGAGGGCGGCCAGCGAGACCGCGCCAAGGCGTCCGGTCAGCCAGTGGCCGAGCCGCCAGTTCGGACCGTCGGTCCAGATGCCGGTCAGTTCCGGGAAGAACGGATAGGGCCGTGCATCCCAGGTCCAGGCAGCGCATTCAGGGATATGAACCATCCGGCCGCCATAGACTGGGGACACCGGATTGTTCGCAGCCTCGCCCCACCAGAGATAGCTCGCCTCGAGGTAGGCGCGCTGGATCGCATCGTCGCGCCAGCCCCGCGAGAAATGTGGCGTGAAGCTCTCGGAGGACTTCGGATCGAAGAAGACGTTGGGCTGGTTGGTGCCACGATCGATGGCGGGGCAGCCGAGTTCGGTGAACCGGATCGGCTTCGACTGCGGGACCCATGCCGTCGGCGTCGCGCTCTCCACCCCGCCCGGGCGGTTGTAATGCTGGTTCGACCACCAGGCGCGCAGATCCTTGTAGCGGAAGACCCACGGCTTTCCCGCTGCACCATCGGTGATCGGCGTTCGCACCTGAGCCGACCGATCGGCGGCGCTGGCGTAGAACCAGTCGAAGCCTTCGCCACCCGCGATGTTCGCCTGCAGATACGCCCGATCGTAGATCGCGGGCCAGCTATCGGCGGCGTCGAGATGGTCGAACCCGTCCCGCCAGTCCGACAGCGGCATGTAGTTGTCGATCCCGACAAAATCGATCTCCGGATCGGCCCAGAGCGGATCGAGGTGGAAGAACACGTCGCCGCTGCCATCGCTCGGCTGGTGCCCGAAATATTCCGACCAGTCGGCAGCGTAGCCGATCTTCGTTCCAGTGCCCAGAATGGACCGGACATCAGCTGCCAGATCCCGATAGGCCTGCACGGCCGGATAGGTGGATACGCCTGAGCGGATGGTGGTGAGCCCCGGCATTTCCGAGCCGATCAGGAAGGCATCGACCCCGCCTGCCGCTGCACAAAGATGCGCGTAATGCAGGATCATGCGGCGGAAGCCCCACTCGCCGGCCGGACCGTTCCACGAAACATTCGTGCCCGATACGACGAAATGCGACGGCTGCGCGTTGCCGAAGAAGGCGTTGACCTGAGCGGCGGCGGCGGCCGTCTTGTCCACGGTTCCAGAAAAGCCCGCCGCGGGGGAACAGGTGATTCGCCCCCGCCAGGGGAATGTGGGCTGCCCCGTCTCCGCAGCATTGTCGGAATACGGGTTCGGCAGCGCGTTGCCGGGCGGCACGTCCATGAGAATGAACGGATAGAAGGTGACGCGCAGCCCGCGCGCCTTCATCTCCCGGATGGCCTGCACGACGGCGAAGTCGGACGGCGTGCCGCCATAGACCGGGCGATCCTGATCGTCGCGGCTGACGAGGAAGGCATTGGCGCGGCTGACGCCGTTGACCGACCAGGACAGAGGCGTGGTCGACTTGGCGGACACTTCGACGCCGGGCCGCACCTTGCAGGATCCCGCGCGCAGATCGTCGCCGAACCAGGCGACGACGAGGCTCACGCTCTCGACCGCCGGGACCATGGCCTGCAGCCGGTCGAGCGCCACCACGATGTCGGTGGCATCCGGCAGCGCGTTCAGGTTTTCGGGTTGTGTCGCACCGCCTGCGGATTTGCAGATGGCCTGCGTGGCATAGGTGAACTCACCCGAGGCCGGGATTATGGTGACGGCGCGGGTCAGTCCTTCGGCCGTGTCGGGATCGGCGAGCGGCCGGAACACCTCGAAGGAAAGCTGCGGCAGGCGGTTGCCGTAGCTGGAGAGCGGCAGTTCCTCGAAGACGACATAGGCCGTGCCGCGATAGGCGGGCGTGCTCAAAGCGCCCATCTTCGCCGCGATGAAGGGATCGGCAGTCTGCACCTCGTCGCCCGGATACCAGCGCCAGGTGACCCCGGAGAGGTCCATCGGCTTGCCGTCGGCCCAGATGCGGCCGATGCCGGTGATCGGCCCGTCGCAGAGCGCGACCGCGAAGCTCGCATAGTAGAGATATTCCGTGGTCCTGACCTTGCCGCCGCCGCCACCCTTGCCGCCGCCTTGCGTGGTGGTCCTGGTCTCCTCGCGGAAATCGGTCGCCCAGATGATGTTGCCGCCCATGCGCATGCGGCCATAGAGGCGCGGGATGACGGCGCCCTCCGTCGAGGAGGTGATGCGCAGCGTGTCGAGACGCGCGCCCTCGATACGCTGGGTGGGCGCGAGCGACGAAATGATCCAGCTGTCGACGACCGAACCGATGCTGGAGCCGATGAAGCCGCCGATGGTCGCGGCGCTGACACCGAGGATCGCACCGCCGATGGAACCGCCGATGGCGGCGCCGGCGACGCCGAGCACGAGAGTGGCCACTGTCAGGACTTCCTTTTGCGCCGCGCCTGCTTGCGTACGGAGGCGGACGGACGGGGAAACAGGAAAGCGAAGGCGATGCGCCGCCGCCAGACGGAGGAGAGCGGCTCCTCGATGACGCCGAGCCGCTCATAGGCGTGGATGAAGCTGCCGGGGTCGGTGATGATCCCGGCATGCTTGGCGATGGCGCGGGGCTTCATGCGGAAGAGGACCAGCGCGCCGGCTGCGGCCGCCGCAGGGTCCACTTCGATCATCATGCGCCGTACGCCTTCGGCCAGCACCTCGCGCGGGCCGGTTTCGCCCCAGTCGCGGCTGTAGGGCGGGATCGGGAACGGCTCGGGGCCGACCACCTCGCGCCAGACGCCACGGGCGAGCCCGAGGCAGTCGCAGCCCACGCGGCGCAGGCTGGCCTGGTCGTGATAGGGCGTGCCGAGCCAGGACCGCGCCGCCGCGATCACTGCGTTCGGATCGGCGGCTCTCACAGCACGCTCCCGTCGTGCCCGCCGTCCTTCGTCGCGTAACGGAGAACGGCATCCTGGCCGGGGATATGCGGGAAGCCCCGGAAGTTGGCGACATTGGCGAACTTCGTGCCACAGGTCTCAATGCGCTTGTCGCAGCCCGCGCGAACGACGAAACCGTCACCCCCGGTGATGGACCGCACCGGCGCTTCGAGCAGCGTCAGCACGGCGACGCCGTCGGTCAGGTCATGCGCGACGATCTCTGCCCGCCGCCCGGCATTGGCGCCGCTGGTCCATTCGACCGTGCCGAAGGTGAACCAGCCCGCGGCAAAGCCGCCGAGGCCGGAAGCCGTGAACGTCCGGTCACGCAGGAGGTCGATGACGGAGCCCGTTCCCCTGAAGGCCGATGCGTCCAGATCGACACTGCAGCGGGCATCGCCGAGCGCAGCGTCGCAAGTGGCCTGGAACGTCCGGCCGACCGTCTGTCCAAGGACATGCGCGAGCGAACGGACCTCCGCCACGAAGGCCAGCCGTCCGCGCCGGATCTGGCCGATGGCGCCGCGACGCATCAGCACGCGCTGCGCCGGATCGTTCCAGTTCACCCGCCACACCTCGACTTCGGCATTGTCCCAGCGGCCGTCGAGAATGTCGGTCTCGGTGATCCGGTCGGAGGTCAGCACGCCCTCGGCATCCTGCGCGTCGACGGAGAGATCGGATCCCGAACGGACCTCCGATGCCGTCAGCCCGCTCTCAGGCTCGAAATCGGTGTTGTCGAAGCTGAGCGTCCGGTCGTGGTCGGTGAAGCCAAAGGTTGCGCCATCCGCGCGCACGATCCGCCAGCACCAGGCAAGCGTCGTCGTGCCTTCGTCGAGATGGGCCTGAAACGCGGGCGAGAGAGACTTCACTTCCGCCCCCAGCCGCGCAGGAGCGCCACGGATGCCAGAAGCGAAGACACCACGCCACCAGTCGCACCGGTCAGGGCATAGAGATTGAAGGGCCGGATATCGAGGGTGCCGGTGGCGAGGTCGAAATCCGCCAGCCCGGCCATGGCGAGGCCGGAAGCGGCAAGGCAGGCCAGATAGACGAGGCCGCGGGCAAGGTTCCAGTTCATGGACGTCCTCTGATCAGAGTGGCGAGGAATGCAGTGAGGCGAGACAGCAGCGTGGGCACCGCTGGCACGGCCGGGACCGGCGTGAGGGGAACAGCCGTCGGACTCGGAGCCGCCTCCGGGCGCAGCAGCGCCAGTGCCTCGTCCTCGGTCAGCCGTCGGATGGGTCGCGAGAAATCGACCCGGCCATTGCGGTCGACCGCCCAGACCGGGATGGTCCCGGTGGGGTAACGGCCATGGCGGAAGAGGTCGCGCTCGGCCTCGCGCCGGGGGCGGATCGCGACGGGTTTGAGCCAGCCCGTGAAGGCCTCGGCCGCCGCCACGCGGTTGCCCGCGTTCAGGTGCCGCGTCAGCGCGGCTCTCGCGATGCCGCCGGTGTTGTAGTGGAAGCTGACCAGCGCATCGAATTCGTGCGGCTCGAGCGGCATGGTCACGGCACGTCGCACCGCCGCCTCATAGGCCGCCAGATCAGTCCGGAATACCCTGAACGCTTCCCGGATACCGGCATCAAGATCGGCGGGCATGCCACGAGGCATCCGAGCCGGATCGGGAGACCCGGCTGCGGCGGTGTGGCCGATACCGAAAGTCCAGACCTGTTTCACATCGAGATAGGGTCCGGGCACGATGCCTTCGTGCCGGACGAGGGCCAGCAGGCCCCGTTCGGTCGTGTGCATGGGATCACCCCAGAAGCGATAGGGTCAGAATGAGAGCTGCAACGGCGATGCCGATGCGCAGGCGGTGGGCGAAAGCCTGACGCGGGGCGATGGGGTCGCAGCGAATGAAGCGCGCGAGGCGGAGAAGCTCATTCATCGCCGTCGCCTTTCTTCGCCCCACGTAGCCGGGCGAGGACGAGTTCGATGAAGGCGGGGCCAAAGACGCCGACGAGATAGGCCGCCGAACCTGCTGCGCCCCCGGCTGGGATCGCTTCTGGCGGCAAGCCAAGCCAGCTGGTGACGAGCGCCATGGAAAGGCTGCCCATCCCTGCCGCGATCAACCCGCCGAGCAGGATGTGCCGCAGCGCATCGCGCAGGCGCATCCTCGTGGTCAGCGCGTTGGTCGCCCCGCCGAGCGCGCCCCAGGCGGCCAGGATCACCGCCGTCGATGTTGCGAGCTCCTTCAGCACCGCGGCGAGGAACCCGGTCTCGTCGTTCATCTGCGGATCTCCAGCAGCGGGATGGAAGTGATCGAGCCGAGGCGTTCGAGATCGAGGGTGACGTCGAGCGCATCGGTGTCGAAGCGGACGGGCACGTCGAACGCGAAGCCCGCCGTGACGGCGACGCCTGCACCGGGTGCGGAGCCGAAGGTGATGAGGCCGGTCGTGGTATCGACCGACCAGCCCGACATCTGTTCGACGCCCGCGAGTGCAACGCGCACGCTGCCCGCGACCGGCTTGGCAATGCTGCGCGTCCAGGACTGCGCGCCGGAGGAGTAGCGCTTCACCAGCTGGAACTGCGTCGTCGTGCCGTCGCCGGTGCCGATCACCTGATCGGTTGCGCCCGGCACCTGCGATGGCAGGCAGGACTTGAAGTCGGCCCAGTCCTTGAAGCGGAAGCCGTGAAGGCGGCCGTTTCGCGCCTCGAAGAAGGCGACGACCGCTGCCAGATCATCGGCTCGGCGGATACCATAGGCGACATCATACCGCCGCCGGCTGTTCGCCCAGCTGGCATTGCGTTCCTCGTCGCCTGAGGCCAGCTCCACGATCTGGGTGCGTCGCTCCGGTCCGCCGCGCGCACCACGGCTGATGTCGTCCGGGAACCGGACCTCTTGGAAAGCCATGACGAGTCCTCACATGCCCCTTCGGCCGAGCGAGACCGCGCGGGCGATATCGGCCGCGATCTGCGTGCGGGACTGCCGGAAGCTCTCGGCATCGCGGGCATTGATCGTGACATTGACGGTCTGCGCGGCGGTGGGGCCGTAACCTGCTGCCTCTCGCCGCGAGAGCACCCGCTCGCCACGTTGCAGGATCGCAGGCACTTCGTCGGGCCTGAGCCCCGCCCAGCCCCCGGAATGCATGCGCGGGGCATTGGCGAAGGCGTGCGCGGGCACGATGCGGCCCGGTCCCGCAGAACCGACCATGCCGCCGGCGTGCAGGATGTTGGCGAAGATCCCGCCGCCGAGATTGCCCAAAACACCGGAAAGCACGCCTGCCAGCGGGCCGAGGATGAAACGCCGCGCAGCGAGCTTCGCCAGATCGGCGATCAGCGAGGTGACCAGGTCGCCGAACTTCAGCTTGCCGGTCTTCACGAACTCGCCGATCGCGTTCTCGGCGCTGCGGAACGCTCCGACCAGGGCGTTGCCGATGTCGCCGCCGATCTCGCGCGCCTTCGTGGCATAGTCGGCCAGGGTCTGGCTCACTGCCGCCCATCCGGTCGCGGCAGCCTCGGCCCCAGCCTTCGTCTGCTCGCCGGCACTGCGCCCGGCGGCTCCGGCACGACCGGCAGCGGTCGTGGCATCGTTCAGAGCCGCCGTCACCCGGTCCGCCGATGTGGCGGCCTCGTCCAGCGGGTTCTCGGCGTCCCCGCCGCTCAGTGCATCGCGCAGCGCCTGCATAGCCGCGCCCACACCATCGAAGGCTCCGGCCCTGGTCTCGGCCGCGCGCCGGCGGTAGCGGTCGGCCATCGCGCCGGCATTGCTGGCGGCGTGATCGAGCATCGAGGCATAAGACTGCGCCCCGAACCAGTCGATCCGCGCGTCGGCACCGATCGTCTCGGCGACCGCATTGAATGTCGGTCCGATGGTGCCAAGGAAATCTGCCCATTTGTTCGACAGGAAGGCCATCAGCCGCAGCCAGATCGCCTCGATATCGGCGCGCAGGGCGCGGAAGTCGTCCACGAAAGAGCCGAGCGTGGCCTTGATCCCGTCCCAGACGGCGCGCGCAACATTGCCCATCAACTCGAGCGCCGAACCGAAGCCGCCCGCGCCCTTCACGAGCTGCCCGAACCAGTAGATCAGCTCGCCCGCACCGACGATCAGCGCGCCGATCCCGGTGCGGATGATCGCGCCGCGCAGCAGCGTCAGCGCACCCGACAGGCTGAAGGTCGCGACACGGGCAGCAACGAACGCCGCGACCCAGCGTCCGGCCATGAAGCCGGCGAAGGCGATGCCGATGGCCGCGAGCCTCTCGAGGTTGTCGGCAAGAAGGATCAGCCCTTCGGCCACCGTCGAGGTAGCGCCCGCCATCTGATCCCAGGTCCCGACCAGTTGCAGGGCGGCGTTGCCGATCAGGGTGAAGGCATCGCCGATGGTGGCCGGCATGCTGTCGGCTTCCTCGCGCAGCAGCTCGAGATTGCCGATCAGAGCCGTGCGGATGACATCGCCGGTAATCGCCCCCTGCTGACCGAGGGTGCGCAGGCCCGAGACGGTGGTGCCAAGCTCGGACGCCAGCAGTTCCGCGAGCCGCCCGCCGCTCTGGATCACGGTATTGAGGTTGTCGCCGCTCAGGGTGCCGAGGGCCATGGCCTTCGAGAGTGCGTTCTGCACCGAAGCGGCGCGTTCGGCCCGCGCGCCCGAAACCACCATGGCGTTGTTTAGCGCCTCGGTGAAATCGAGGCTTTCCGCCGTCGTCAGCCCCAGTTCGCGCAGCGCCGTGGCGTTGGCGAGCCAGGATTCGGTGGTCTGCCCGAGGCTCGAATAGGTCCGGCGCGCCATGGCAGCGAGCCGGTCCATGACGGCTGCGCCCGCTTCCTGCGAGCCGGTGGCCAGATCGACCCGCGAGCGCAGGTCGGTCCAGGTATCGGCATAGGCGACGAGCTGGCGGGTGCTGATCGCCGCACCAAGAATGCCCACGACCCGGCGCACCACCGCGCCGGTGACATCGGCCTGCCGCTCGATCCGCCTGAAGTTGCTCTCGCCCGCGTCGCCCACGCCCTGGAACTCGGCCTTCACCTGCCGACCGCCCTCGGCGACGAGGCGGACGGAGACGCGTTTCTGGGCCATGGCTCATTGTTCCTGACGCGCGGGACGAGGCTTGTGGGCCGGGCTCATCGCTCCGGCCCCGGCGCCGACCGGGCACCGGACGCCATCTGTTCGTTGAGCTTGCGGACCATCACGGCCTCGATGTCGGGCAGGCATTCGGCAGCGATCAGCGGATCGACCCCGAGCGCCCGCGCGATAGTGAGTGCCGCCCCCATGTCCCAGCCGAGCACCGTGGCGCCGCCCATGCCGGTTGCGATGCGAAGCTGCCCGGTCAGGCGCTGCGCCAGATCCCAGACCTGCCAGCCCTCCGGCGTCAGCGGCCGGTTCGCGCGGCCCGGGCAGTCCGGGCACGGGCCTTGGCAGGCTTCGCAGTAGCGGTCGCCCCCGCCGAAGTGCCATTCGGCGAGGGTGCGGAGGCGTTTTTTTTCCGCGTCCAGCATCAGATGCGGCGTGAGGCAGCGGGTCTGGAACGCCTCGAATACCGGCCAGATGTCCAGCAGGGCGTCGATCCCTTCCGGGGTGACGGGAACGGGATTGCCGTCGGCATCGCCGACACCCTCCCAGCCGGTGACCACGCGGCGGGCGACCGCCTTCGCCATGACCAGCGCCTGCTCCTCTTTGCTCGCCCCTTCGGGCAGCGCCTCGACAACTGGGTCGTTGCGCGCGGCGACCATGATCGCGGTTGTGACGGGCAGGACGTGCAGGCGCAGGCCGGGGCCCAGATCGAGCCATTTCGGCCCGCTGGAAAGGTCGAGACGGATCATGGTCAGTAGCTTTCGATGTCGTTGACGAGAACGGCGGTGCACATCCGTCCCAGCGCGGCGTCGCGGGCGGCCTGCCAGTCGAAGCTGGCCTGCACGCCCTGCGGTCCGGAAATCTCGATGCGCGGGCGGGGCAGATAGACGGCGTGGACGGTGAAGGTGAAGCTCTGGCCTGAGGTCAGGCCGTAGGCGAATTCCAGTTCGCAAGGGGCGCCGCTGATCGCCTGGCTGACGAGCGTACTGTCGGCGAAGCGGACCTCGGTGCGGCCGGTGAGCGCGGCGATCGAGGGATCGGCGCCGTCGATCATGCCGTCGGCGCGGATGGTCTCGATCCGGTCGAGGTTATTGGCATAGGTGATCTCGGTCGAGATCACGTTGCCGAGCGCCGTGCCGTTACGCTTGATCGAGCCGTTGAAATGCCCGAAGCGGATCAGGTCGAGCTCCGTCGGTGTTCCCGCGCCACTGGTCGTGGCCACCGTCTCGCCCTGCGCCACCAGCCGCGCGGTGGCGGTGAGCAGGCCCGAACGCTGCATCTGCCAGCTGAGCTGGTCCAGCACCACGCCGGAATACATGGCGTAGCGCGGCACCTCGGGCATGGCGGTTTCGATCGCCATGCTGGGCAGCGTCCAGCTGCCGGACTGGAACGTATGGGTATATGGACCGGGCGAGCTTCCGGTGGTGGTCGGCGCGCCGAAGGCCGCCTTCAGCCAGAAGCCGAACGCCTCGGCGTCGATCGGCACCACCACATCGCCATCGGCGGTTACCGCGTCCTTGATGGGCGCGAGAGGATCGCGGCCGTAGCCCAGAAGCTCCGAGTTCAGGAGCGGCTGTTCCGCCCCGAGCGTGGCGCTGGCAAAGGGCATCCTCGTATAGCCGCTGCCGGGCGGCGTGCCATAGGTCGTCTCGAACGCGAGCGCCATCCGCGCCCGCGCCCCTTGGGCGCGTGCCATGTCGGTCTCCTTGTCGAAGGGGTTCAGCCGAGCGGGTCGGCCGTGGAATAATGCAGCACCACCGGAATGACGGCCGCCTTCAGGTTGGCCGCGCCGTCCACCGGCAGATCGACGGGCTGCGGGGCCTCTGCCTCGACCCAGTCGCAGAGACCGCCGAGCGTACGGTCCGCGGCGAGCGCCGCGCCGATGCTGGCGCAGAGCGTGTCGAAACCCGTGTCCCGGCTCGCGCCCTGCACCACGGCTTCGATCTCTGCACGGTGCTGGTAGTGATAGCGCAGGGGTGACAGCGTCACCTCGGGCTCGCCAGGTTCGCCGTCGCGCAGGATCAGCAGCCCGGCTGCCGGCACACGTTCGGGCAGCACCTCGCCGCGGAGGGCGGTGGCGGGCAACGCCGAAAGCCGCGCGTGCAGCGCGGCGAGGACGGTTTCGCGGGTGGTGGGCATGGCGATCCCGGTTTCCGGGACCGGCCCGGCTTCAGTGATCCCTGTCGGGTTTCGGATCCGTGAGGGCGGCCAGCCGTCGCGGCAGGTCCGAGCGAGCATGCAGGAAATCGACGATGATCACCTGCTCGGCGTCCTCGACGAAGATGACGAAATGCTGGCCGCAGCGCGCGAAGCGCAGATCCTCGGGCAGCTCCGGGTCGATGATCCGGCGGCAGTCCTGCGACATGGCCGTACCGGCCGCGATCTCCGTGCAGCGGGCGATCAGGTCCTCCTCATAGGCCGCTGCCTGTCGAGGGCCGAAGGTCCTGAGGGTCCAGTTCGCGATGTCGACGAGTGAGGTTTCAGCCTGCCGCGTCAGGCGCCATGGCTTCGGCATCAGGACGATTGGCGCGCCGAGGCAAAGGCGCGCCGGATCGCATCTTCACCGCTCCCCTCGGCCAGATCACCGCGCCGGGCCTGTTCCAGCCCGGTCGTCAGCCGGTCGCGCAACGCGCCAAGCTCGGCTTCCTCGCGTTCGAGCAGCCGCAGGCCGGCCCGCAGGGCTTCCGAGGCATTCTGATAGCGCCCGGAGGCGACCAGGCGGTCGACCAGAGCGGATTGGGTTTCGGTTAGAACGACGTTTCGGGTGGCCATCCACGGTCTCCATCAAGGATGTTGGCAATATATGCCAATAGTCCCTGAATGTCGACCTCCTGCTGTCAGGAGCCGGGCTCCACCCAGTTTGCCACGATCAGCCCCGGCACCGCATCACGCACCCGCTCCGCATCCCGCTCGAGGTCCAGCCGCTTCGGCAGTCTCACCTGCGGGACCAGCAGGAAGATCGGAACGGTGGTCAGCCCCCGGCCGGTCTTCGACCGTGATGCCACGGCACGGCCCTTCTTGTTCAGTCGCCCCTCGGCGACCAGCAGGCTCGGACCCATCCGGCGATAGACGAAGCGCAGGCGCAAGCCGGTGCGACGTTCCCATTCATCGGGAGTGATCCGCCCGCCGCGCAGGGACTTGCCCGCCGCAGGCGTCGGGATCGCCAGCCAGAACCCGTTCTTCGAGCGGATCAGCGGGCCGGTGTCGTGCGCGCCGACGATCACCGGCGCCTTCGACCAGACCAGTGCCGCCGCATTGAGGCTGGTCCTGCCTTTCGGGAACTGCTCCGACCGGATGGTGCGGGCAAGCCGTGCTCCGAGACCCGCGCCGGTGATCTGCGCGCGCCAGGCGGTCTTGAGGCCGGTCCCGGCGTCGCGCATCGCCGTGGTGACGGCCTTCTCCCCGGCCTTCACCTCTGCTTCCATCAGGCGGACGATATCGCCGACGATGTTGACGCCGAACCTCATGCGGGCCTCAGGTCCACTGTCCAGACGAGCCGCTCGCGGTCGCGGACGGGTTCACCCTGAATGAGGAAGGTATCGCCACCAATCTCGATGCGATCGCCAGGCCGGGGCTCGGCTACTTCCGTCACGCGCAGGTCGACCCGCGTCGTTTCCGACCAGAGCCGCGCATCACCGAAGTCGGTAATCGTATCGGCCCGTCGGGCGACGATGCGCACCGGAACGGGCACGCCGCCGTCAACGATGTAGACAGCATCCCGACCGATGTTCGGATCGGCAAAGAGCGCACCGACGGCGGCGGCGAAGGCGCTCATCAGAAGCTCGCGTTCAGCCGTACCCGGCCGATGGTGTCGTCGGCGCCGCTCGCCACCGCCTCGACAGCCACGCCGATGAGGGTGTTGTCGGTCGCGACCGTGGTGCAGCGCTTGTTGGTGTCGTCCCAATAGACCTTGGCGCCGACGGTCCAAGCCTGGGAGCCGACCTTTGTGATGTCGAAGATGCCGACGAGCGCGGTCTCGACGGGCTCGCCGAGGGCGGCCGCTCCCGCGGCGATGCCGAAGATGGAGCCGACGAGCAGGCCATCGCCAGAGGCGACGGCATAGGGCGCGGTCAGGGTGATGGTGTTGCCGGGCTGGACGTAGTTTTTCATCGCGAGGGTCCTTTCGGAAATGCGAAGGGCGGCCCGTCAGGACCGCCCGGATGTCAGGGTTCGGGATGGCGCGCGCGTTACGCGCCCGGGTTCTTGTAGAGGCCACGCCAGTCGATGGCCTTGGCGCCGAAGTCGAGGCGGCACTTGATCTCGACACCGTCGACATCGAAGCCGTTGCGCGTCTCGATGTAGGCGCCCTGCTGACCCTCGAGATAGGCGTATTCGATGGTGTCGATCTGGTTCGGGCTCGCCGCCAGATACCAGGCGGTTTCGCTGGCGGCATCGAGCCGGGGCTCGCTGATCGGTGCCAGCGTGCGGATCGACTGCGGCACGACGTTCCCGCTCTGGGCGGGCACGAGGTTCTGGGCGACCAGTTGCTCGGCCTTCAGTTCCAGCGCTGCGGGCACGATCAGGAAGGCGGGGCGGATGTTCAGCACCGTCTTCTTGTCGAGGCCAGTCTGCTTGGCCATCGCCGCGCGAGCTGCACCGACGCTGCTCACATCCAGCGCCGCACCGGTGCCTGCGAGGTTCTTGTGGTTGGCGTGGAACAGCGCCGTGCCATCGGCCATCGCCGGGTTCGCGGTAATGATCCCCCAGACGACATCGCTTTCCAGCTGGGCGATGGAGTTGCCGTACATCGCCGGGATGCGCGTGAAAGCGTCGAGATCGTCGTTGATCAGCGTCTGGCGGGTGATCGCGACCACCCGGCCATAGGTCTTGACCTTGTAGCTCTCTTTGCTCTCGCCCAGCGTCCCGCGCTTGAACTCGCCGCTCTCGCCGACTTCCAGCAGTTGCGGCGCTTCACCGAGCTGCACCCGGTGCATCGCCTTGAAGTCGGTCGCCAGCACCTGGCGGCAGAAGAGCGAGAAGGTCCGGGGATAGGCCTCGTAGGCCTGCCGCAGGGTCTTGTTGGTGACGGCGGCGAGGATCTCGGGGAAGTCCGAGGTCGAATGCAGGGCGCGGGTCGCAACCTCGTCGCGCGACAGGCCGCGGGTATTGACTCCGACATTGCCGAGGCTTTCGCGGGCGAGTTCCAAGAGCGTCATGCCGCGATACTGACGCGCTGCGTCCTCCAGTGGGAAGAGCGTCGGGCTGTAGCGGTGCAGCAGCGCGTTCGCCACCGCGTCGCGGCGGGTGATGCGCTCGTCGCGCCCGCCGAGCGGGACCGACACCTGGCCGAAGGTCCGGGTTTCGTCCGACTTCGCGACGACCTGATCGAGGATCAGGCGGCGAGCTTCGTCGACACCGACACCGCGCTTCACCAGATCCTCGGCGAAGCTGCGCTCGAGGTTCAAACGGCCCGCCAGATCGTAGATGGTCGAGACGCGGTCGCGCTCCGCCTCGCGGGCGTGGGTCGCGACAGCCTCGGTGTCGGGCGCTTCCGGTTTCGCTGGCGCGGACCTTTGGTTCGAGGGCCCGGGCTGGCTGCGCGTGTCGGTGGCATGGGCCTGCGCCTCGGCCGCGCCGGTCTTTTCGTCGGTCATGGTGGTCTCCTCGGTCGCTGCCGTTTCGCTTGTCGGGTCGGCCACGACCTCTTCAGTCGGGGCCGGAGTCTGGGTCTTCTCCGTCATCGGGGATGCTCCTTGCTCAGTGGGCGCGTCCCGGCGATGGAGGACGCAATCGTGGTGTTCGCCCTTGGCGCGGAAGCCCGCGGCAGGATCGGCGCCGACCGGCACGGCCGAGATCTCGAACGGAGTCCAGTCAACCGCCCGCCAGAGCTCGCGACCGCCATCGGGCTTGGAGATGTCGAACCGGTGGACCTGATAACCGATGGAGACCGCCCGGATGTGCCCGGCCTGGATGTCGCGCCAGATCGGCTCGACATCGGCACGCTCGCTGATCCGCACCAGGGCGATGCCGCGCCCGTTCTCGATCCGCGCCGAACCCGGCACGACCGAGCCGATGACGGCGTCGAGCGTGTCGATCTCATGAACCTTCAGGAAGGGCGCACCCGCGTTCAGCCGTTCTAGCCGCACATGGGCAGGGTCGAGGCTCAGCTCCTCGTCATAGGGCTCGCAGAAGAACCTCGCCCGCCGGACACGCGCGCCCGCCGACCAGATCACCTCGACCGTGCGTGCGTCGTTGTCGACAGTGTTCGGCGCAAGCTCCGCCGACCGGCGAAGCGCCGGCAGTTCGATCATCGTGTCCATGAAGTCAGTCCTGTTGGGCGGAGTCCGGCTGCCCCGGGTCGGGTTCCGGATTGGTTGCCGGGTCGCTCGCCTGCGCGCTGCCGGTCTTGGTGACGCGGCGGGGATCGCTATCGAGCAACAGCCCGAGCGCGTCGAGCTTGGCGTTGGTCGCGGCGATCTCGGCCAGCACGGCGTCGGGATTGCGGCCCTGCTGTGCGATCACCTCGGCCAGAGTCATGGTGCCCGAGCGGATCGCCAGCAGGTTCGCCATCGCATCCTTCTGCGGATCGACTGCCTCGAATTTCGGCGGCGACCATTCGACCGGCACATCCGGCACCGGGATCAGCCCCGCCGCCCATGCGGCCTCGGTGAACCAGCGCCAGACCGGGGTGCAGAGCATCGGAATGAAGAGCTGCCACTGGACAGCGTCAATCATCCGGCGGAACTCGACGAGCCCCGCCCGGATGGAGGAGTAGTTGACCTGGCTGAGATCGCCGGTGAGTAGCTCGTAGGGCACCCGGAACCCAGCCGAGATGGTATGCAAGCTTGCGCGCTTGTACTCGCCGTAGCCGCCGGTTGCGGCCGGCTGGTTGAAGCGGATGTCCTTGCCGCCGCGGGCATAGGCGATGAGTCCTGGTTCGAACTGCTCGACCCGGTTGCCGTCGGCGTCGACCACCGCCGGGGCGATGCCCTGTTGCGCCTCCTCTTCGCCGAAGACGATGGCGGTGACGCAGGCCTCGGTCTTCTTGCGGACGATCTCGGCCACCTCGTAATCATCGAGATCACGCAGCGCGCGGATGACCGGCGCGCCCCAAGGGACGCCGCGCGCCTGCGTGCGCTGCTTCTCGTAGACATGCGCGATCTCGCTCGCTGGAACCGGTCGGCTCTGCAGGCCGTTTTGCAGGGCGCCATAGGCGTCGCCAGGATGCTCGGCGTGGAGCCAGTAGGCCTTGCGCTTGCCGAGCGGATCGAACTCGATCCCCTGCACGAGGCGGCCCGCACCGAGCGCGCCGGATTTGGTGACGTCGAGGAAGTCGGCCTCCAGCACCTGCAATTGCAGCGGGACAGCAAGGCCGTCTGCGGCGCGGCGCAAGCGACGGCGCACCAGCACTTCGCCGGCCTCGACCATCTCACGGCAGATCAGCGTCTGAAGCCCGTAGAAGTCGAGCTGGCCGTCGGCGTCACAGGCTTCGGCCCATCGTTCGAACAGATCGTCGACGCGGCGGTCCAGCGCCTCGTCGCCACTGGCGGCCCGCGGCATGATGCCCGCGCCAATGATGTTGTTCACCAGCACCGCCACGGCCTTGGCCGCATGCGGGTTGTTGCGCACGAGATCACGCATCCGGTCGCGCAGCAGCGCCCCGGCCATGCCGATCTCGGTATCGGCCGAGGATCCCGGCGTGCGCCAGCCATCGGTGCGACGCCCTCGCGCAGCACCGTCATAGCCCCGCGCGAGAGTCTCGAAGGCCTGCCGCGCCAGCACCCGACGTGCAGCGGCCCGCGGGGCGACCGACGCGATGGCGCGGTCGAACCAGTTCACGGCCATCAGCGATCCCCGCGCGAGAAGCCCGCGAGACCGGCCACCGGCAGCGGCCGGCCGACACCCGCGATGGCGCGCTCGATGGTACGGATGCGGGCGAGCAGATCCTCGGCCGAACCATAGTCCACCGACTTGCCGTCATAGCTGACCCGCGTCGTGCCGCTGGCATAGGCCCGGCGCAGCGCCGAAAGTTCGGTGTCCGTCCAATCGGTCATCAGAACCATCCCTCCCGCCGCCCGAGCCAGTCGGAGCGGCGCTTTCCCTGCGGGGCGTGTCCAGGTCGATTGATCTGCCCGGCGGGATCGCTGTCGGTCGGCGCCGCCCGGAGCTGATCCTCGAGGTCACGCCATTTCTCGTCGGTCCAGCGGTCCGCGCCCGCGATCCAGGCGGCGGCGCGGGCGTAGACCCGGCAATCCAGCGCCTCGTTGCGTTCGCGCAGCTTCTGCCATTCCAGCCGGGCGAAGCCGCGCTTCGTGCGCACCGTCACAAGCTGCTCAGCCACGACCTGCTTCAGCCACTCGCTCTCGACCCATGTCGGCAGGTGGATCGTGCCGGGCGGGAACGCCGCGCCCTCGTCACGTTCCTCGGCCGTCGGGCGCTCCAGCCGCAGGAAGCGGTAGGTTTCGGCCTTGAAGGTCGAGACCGCCACCGTCCAGAGCCGGGCGCCGCGGCGCAGGCGTTTCCCGCCCTCGGTCGCATCGACGAAGGTGGGGCCGGAGACCGGACTAGAGCGATTGAAGCCTTCGAGACCCTTGACCGGCGCGACCTGCGCGAAGCCGACTTTGCGCGACCAGGCGTAGACGGCCGGGGCTTCGTAGCCCGTGTCGATGGCGAGCCGCGCGATCCGAAGGTGCGCGCCGTTTTCATGTGGCCACGACCGGTCCAGGAGTTCCGTCAACTGGTCCCAAGCGTCATGCCGATCCGGCCCGCCCTCGAGCACGACGTGATCGACGAGCCAGCTCTCAAGCCCTCGGCCCCAGGCCCAGACATCGACCTCGATCCGGTCCTTCTGGACATCCGCGCCCGCAGTCAGGAACAGCCCGCCCGCTGGCACCGTGCCTGGCCGCCACGCCTCTCGTCGATCGTAGAGCCGCTGCCAGTCCGGCGCCTCGCCGGTTTCGACCCATGTCTCGCCGAGAATGGTGTTGCGGAACGCCTTGATCGCCTCGTCGGAGCCTTGCGCCGCCTCCCAGCTGCGCACAATCCGTGACCAGCTGAGCCAGCCGACAGGCGAATAGAGCGCCGAGAGGTGGTAGCCGACCGTCGTGGGATCAGCGGCGACAGCGGTCGCCCGCCATTCGCCGCGCCCCAGCATCGCCGTCTTGTGGTGCTCCGCGATGGGTTGATCGCAGCTCTCGCAGAGATACTCCGCCGTCTCCGGCTTGCCCTTCTGCCAGCGCAGCCGATCGAACTTCATCCACTGCATCGCCCCGCAATGCGGGCACGGGACGAAGTAGCGCCGCTGGTCGGACGCCTCGAATTCCCGCTCGATCCGGGAGAGCCCACGGACCGTCGGGGTCGAGACCAGGAACACCTTGCGCCGGTGGGCGAAGGTCAGCGACCGTGCCTCGGCCAAGGTCACCGGATCGCCTTCCTCGTCGGCCGAGGCCGGATAGGCGTCGACCTCGTCGAGGAAGATGTAGCGCGCCGGGGCCGAGCGCAGCCCGACCGCCGAGTTCGCGCCCGTCATGATCAGGATGCCGCCAGCGAATTCCTTGGACAGCATCGTGTTGCCCGCGTCGCGCGACCGCGCGGGCTTCACCCGCTCGCGCAGCTCAGGGCTTTCGTCGATCAGCGGGTCGATCCGCTGGCGCGAGTTGCGCTTGGCCAGTTCCACGGTCGGCTGGACCGCGAGCATGGGGCCCGGGGCCTGATGGATGGCGAACCCGATCCAGTTGTTGCCCGCCTCGGTCGCGCCGACCTGCGCGGCCTTCATGAACACGATCCGTTGCGCTGCGTCGCCGGGCGACAGCCGGTCCATGATCTCGCGCATGTAGGGCGTGCGCGCAGTGCGATACCGCCCGGGTTCGGCCGAAGCGCGGCCCGAGAGCATCCGGTGCCGGTCCGCCCATTCCGACACGGTCAGGTCCGGGTCGGGCCGCAGCCCGTTGCCCCAGGCGCGCAGGATCTCCGCCGCGCCGTCGAAGTCCGTCAGGCCATCGCCGTTCTCACCGGAAGTCGGGCCGGACCTCGGCGAGTTCGTCGAGGTGGGCGCGTACATGTTTCTCCAAGGCCTTCTGCATGGTGGCCGCCTCCACGCCGAGTTCGGCCGCCATCAGCGCCGCCGCGCGCGCCGGCCAGTTCACCCAAGCATCGCGCTCCTCGCGCGCCAGCCGGAACACGACCGCAACCGCCCGGGCGCGGTCGACGAGTTCTCCCTTGAGCTTCTGAAGCCGGATGCGCCGCTCCTGGGCCTTCAGCACCTCATTCGCGGTCTTGGCCTGCAGGAAGGTCGTGCCGCTGCCGACGGGTGGCGCGGCAAGCCCTTGTTCCCGCAGAGTGTCGCCAACGGCGGACACGGCCGCGTCGGGGACAGGTTTCAGCTTCGGCGCGGGCGGTTTCCGGGTCTTGGACGGGTCCGTCATCGCCGCCCGGCGTGTATCGCTCGCCTCTGCGTCGATGCTGCCATCCTCATGGAGGACCAGCCGTCCCGCCGCCTTCGCCTTCTGGATCGCGCCCCGCGAGAGACCGACGCGCGCGGCGTATTGGCGCTCGCTCATGCCTAGCATCGGTCGCTCCGATTATCATTCAGATTCATGTGCTTATTGAGTTGATAAGCAGCGCGACCGGAGCGAACGTCACTCCAACGACGCGATGCAACTCGACCACGGAGCCACCACGATGACCCGCTGCACACAGGACAACACGAAGGCCCTCGACGCCTTCCTCGCCGCCAAGTTCGAGATCGACGCGATGCTGGAACGCCTCGCTGCTCTCAGCGCGGACCACTTCGAGGTCCACCCCGACGAGATCCACTGGGGCCATGTCGGCACCCTGAACCACTACAGCGCCAGACTGCGGGAGATCACCGATATGGCGTTCTGCGAAGGCGAACACGCCGAGTAGCGCCAGCCTCTCCGAAGCCTGCCCGCCGCGAGACGGGCTTGGGGTCGTAGAAGGGCCGCGATGGGCGCGGCCCCGACCATGGAGACGACCCCGATGACCCAGCTTTCCGACACTCAAGCCGTGATCCTCAGCGCTGCTGCTCAGCGCGACGACGGCAACGTCCTGCCGCTGCCCGGTTCCCTGCGCGGAGGCGCCGCCGTCAAGGTGGTGGGCGCGCTTCTCTCTCGCGGACTGGTCGCGGAAACGGTGACCGACAGCCAGACGAAGGCCGACGCCGCGCTCAACCGCATCTGGCGCAACGACGAGAACGGTTGCGCCATCCTCCTGCACATTACCGACGCTGGTCTCGCCGCCATCGGCATCGAGCTGGAGGGGCCCGACACCGCGCTCACGGACGCCAACGAAACGCCGAGCGCGGACGCCCCGGAGAACACCCCGCGTGAGAGCGATCCCGCGCCCAAGGCGCGCACGCGGCGCGAGGGCACCAAGCAGGCTACCCTGATCGCCATGCTGCGCGCACCGGAAGGCGCGACCATCGCGGAGATCATGACCGCGACCGGCTGGCAGTCGCACACGGTGCGCGGCGCGATGGCCGGGGCGCTGAAGAAGAAGCTCGGGCTCGAAGTGACTTCGGAGAAGATCGAGGGACGCGGACGGGTCTACAGGCTTCCACCTGTCTGAAGGCCGAAGCGTCGAACCGGATGCGCCGCCCTTCGGGGCGGCGGTTTACGTTTCGGCACAGCCGTGATATGCGCGTTCCCGCGAAAATCATCCCGACTTCGACCCTCATCGCTGGTTCTTCATTCGCGGCCCTCCGGACCGCAGGCATTCGCATGTCTGCAAATCCCGGAGGACGAATGATGAACTACAAGCGCAAGAAATCCCGAACCAGAAGCAGGAGCGTCGGCGCGTTCCCGAACGGAACGCCGTCGCACTGGAACATCCTGTTCCACAGCCGTCCGCGCCGCCGCCGCAACGCCCGGACGATCACCCGGCTGCTGCACGGCGCCGATCCCGATACGCTGATCTGGGATCTCGGCAACCACAAGCCGCACAAATACTACTGGTGATGCCATGACCAATGTTTCCACCGATCACGGCACGGTCCTGCCATCAGGCTCCTCCGCCCTCGTCGTCTCCGCCGAGGGCGAGCTGTCCTTCTATCTGCCCGACAATCCGCTGGATGCACCGGTCCCGCACCTGGTCCAGCTTCTCGTGGCCGTGCTGATGCGGAGTGAGGACGAGGACTGGGTGGAGGAGATGCTCGGCATCTTCGAGGATCAGTCCCGGAACTGACCGCTGACCCGGATCGCCTCGAACAGCCTCCGCAGCAGGAAGCTGCGCAGAATCGAGACGACGGTGAAGATCGCCCCGATCGCCAGCGCGTCGTTGAGGCGCGCGGGCAGACCGAACCACGGAAAGATCACCAGCTGGGTCGCAACCGCGACGCCATAGCCGACGGCCACGTTGGCGATGGCTTCGACCAGCGACATGATGCGCGACTGCTTCATGCTGGCATCCCGTCATCGATCGGCCAGCAACTCAGCTGCGAGAGTTCTGAGCGCATGCGCCGCAACCAGCGGGACCACTCCGTTCCCTCAGAGCCGAAGCCGGTCCACCCGGTGGGCCAGCCCATCAGCGCCTCGACGAACAGCGGGTTCAAGGTTCGGCGCGCATCGGAGGTATCGCTCCCAGCCATAGGTGTCACCAGGACCTGGCGGCCAAGCAGGCCGTTCACCGGCGTGTTCGCCAACGTCGTCGCCCCATCCTTGTGGTCGCGCGCCGTCGGCGTCATCCATATCCCCGCCGCATGGGTCAGGTCGGCACTCCTGCGGTTGCCAGCGCTCGGCTTGCAGCCGTCGCTCGCCATCGGCGTCGGCCAATCCCGCGCCATCCGGTCCAGACCCTTCTCGTCGCGCCTGTCGCCACCTCGACTGCGAAAACTGTCGGTCTGCGGCGTCGGAAGTCGGCGCGCCCCACAAGCGTGAGCGGCTCTTCATCCTCGCCATCCGCGAGGGAGACGAACTGGCCGACCCCGCGCGCCTGCTCTGGAACCCGGTCGAGTGGCGGCAACCGGACCGAATTGCTGCAGCTCTGGCCGACGCCCCGCGCCAACGCCAACGAGAACCGGCAGACGAAGCCGACGCCATCGCAGGAAGCGGGTCAGCACGGGATGAACCTCGCAACGACGGCGGCGATGTGGCCGACGCCGCAGACCGACAGTTTTCGCAGTCGAGGTGGCGACAGGCGCCGGATCCAGGGCCGCGTCTTCCATCCGCGCCACGAGGACGGCTGCGGCGTAGGTTTCTCGTTCGACATGGCCCACAGCACGATATCCGGGGATGGCGACGGCGAGCCCGAGATCGAGCCCGCCAGCGCCGGAGCAAAGCGAGAGGCCGAACAGGCATGCGTCTGCGGTTCCGGAAGTGCATCCGGAGGAAGGTAGAGCCAGGTCATGCATGTCACGCGGCTATTTCGGGTTCGGTTTCAGACGCGGCCGGGGCATCCCCAAGCCGCTCGGTCCTCACCTGCGCGAATGTCCGACCGTCGCCGTCGAGGATCGCTTCGCGACCCGTTTCGGCCTGCCAGCGCTCCACGGCCACATCGACATAGGCCGGGCTGATCTCCATCGCAAAGACGCGCCGACCATTGGCTTCGCCCGCCATGATCTGCGAGCCGGAGCCCGAGAAGGGCTCGTAGCAGAGCCCGCCGCGCGCCACGTGCTGGCGCATCGGGATCCCGAAGGCGTCGAGCGGCTTCGGCGTCGGATGGTCGGGCCGCTCGTCCCTCGCGAAGCTCGGCATCTCCCAGGTCGAGGGCAATGTCTCGTCCGCCACCTTCGGCGGTCGGTTGGGGCGCCGCCAGCCCATGAAGCACGGCTCGTGCTTCCAGAGGTAATGCGAGCGGGTCAGGACGCCCCGGTCCTTCACCCAGATGATCTGCTGGTGAACGAAGGCGCCGGCCTTCTCCCAGCAGGCCTCCAGCATCGCCTGGCGACGCGAGGCGTGCCAGCAGTACCAGGCGGCATCCTCGGTGATCGCCTCGGCGATGGCAGCGGCGATGAAGCCGTCGTAGAGGTCCGCGCCCTGCGAGCTGTCGTCCCAGGTCACGCCGTAGGACTGGCTCCAGTCCTTGTTGCGCGTCGGGTGGTTGGAGCCGTCATAATCGACGAGATACGGCGGGTCGGTCGCGAACAGCACTGCGCGCTCGCCGTTCATCAGGCGGCGGACATCGGCATGGGAGGTCGCGTCACCGCAGAGCAGACGATGCTCACCGAGGATCCACAGATCGCCGGTCCGCGAGGCCGGGTTGCGCGGCGGTTCGGGGATGGTCACCGGGGGCACGCTGGCACCGCCGCCTTCCTGGCCATCGCCCTCCTGCACATAAGCTAGCAGCTTGTCGAGCTCGCCGTCGGAAAACCCGACCAGCGACAGGTCGAAGTCCTCGGCCAGCAACTCGTTCAACTCGGCCGAGAGCAGCGCCTCGTCCCAGCTTCCCAGTTCCGTCAGCTTGTTGTCCGCGATGCGGTAGGCCCGGCGCTGCGCCTCGGTCAGATGACCGAGCACGATCACAGGCGCCTCCGTCAACCCCAGCTGCGTCGCGGCAAGCACGCGCCCATGGCCTGCGATCAGCTCCCCGTCCTCGGCCACGAGGCAGGGCACGGTCCAGCCGAACTCGGCCATGCTGGCGGCGATCTTCGCGACCTGGTCTGCCCCGTGCACCTTCGCGTTCTTCGCGTAGGGCTGGAGCCTGGCCAGCGGCCACATCTCGATCCGCTCGGGAGCGAAGCTCAGCGTCATGGGCAAGGCGTTTCCGTCGTGCGGGTGGATTGCCGGCTGGCTTCCGGACTCCGGATGCCGCGCTGGACTCCACGCGGGATCCAGCGGCGTCCGGCCACCAGGCCCGAAAGCCAGCATTCATTGGGGTCTGCGCGGGGTTCCGGCGGCTCCGACTTCCGGGTGGCTTCCCAAAAATCCGGCCCTGCCGCTGGCGATGCGCCGCGCTTCGCCCGCCAGCATACGATTTCCGCCAGGAAGGACCCGTGAACTCGTATGCTCAGGCGATGTTGGCGTGAACGGGCATCGATCCGTAACGAAAGGATCAGTGCGGATCCTTTACTTGGATCGGTTCCAGTGAAAGGATCCGTGCGCTCGTGATCGCGACGCGCGCGCCCCTCCCGAGAATAGCCAGAATCTACCCAAGAACTGGGGTTTTCGTCTCTTCGAAAAGTGTCCGGCGGACACTTTCCGCTTCGCTTCGCGAGCTTGCGATCATTCGCCGAGGAGCGCTCGCAGATCTTTCATCAGCAGGAAGAGATGATAGGGGTCGGTCGGACTCGGCTCGAAGTCGAACTGCTCGTACCAGGCGCGCGCTTCATCGTCCTTGGCATGAACGAGAAGCGCTCGGATACCTGCAATTTCGGCAGCTTGAGCCGTGCGCAGCAGTGCATCCTTGAGCAATGCTTTGCCCAGCCCCTTTCCCTGCTCGGCTCGGTCGATGGCAAGCCGCGCGAGGAGCATTACCGGGATCGGATGACGGGCAAGCCCTTTGCCGACACGACCGGGAGCGTCGGCATGTTCAACGGCGCCGACCGCAAGGCTGTAATAGCCCGCGACACGCTGCTCCCTGCGGCACACGACATAGGTCTGAGCGCTGCCCGCTTTCTGGTTGACCAGAGCGTGGCGTTGCAGGAATCGATCCAGAGTTTCCTTGCCGCAATCAAACGCGTCGACCTCGTGGGAGGCATCGAGCTTTTGGACGGCAGAGAACGATTGGTTCTCCGCCGTCACTCAAGCACGCTCTTCTCGGCGAGCAGTCTGGCGAGGCGTGGCTTGCTCTGGACGGGGCGGTCGAGAGCATCCTGGAAGGCTTGCCACTGGGCGTCATCCAGCCGGAACATGCGCCGATCGACGAGCGCTTCCTCGGCGGCATGAATGCCCGCCTCGAGCAGGAACTCCGTCACGTTCTTGTGCGAAAACGTGGCTGCACGTTGCAGCAGCGCCTTCATGGTCGGCGTGGTGCGCACCTCGATACGTTCGGACTTGGCTTCGGCTACGGGCATGGCTGATCTCCTGTCCCAATTTCTGTATCATACGGACAACGTACGGACAAGAAGTTAATTGGGGTGACTGGTCGGGTCCTCGCAAGCCCCTTTGACCATTTCAATCACGTAGCGGCGCGACCGGAGACGGGGGACTTTGCGCTGGTTAAGCCGCCATGCGATCACGCAGAGCGCATAGAGCCAGTGCTCGTGCGCCGCCGAGCGCTGCAATCCGACGGTCCAGCAGATGGTTTTCCAGCGCTCGCCGTAGGCGCGCAGCCAGACGATCTTGCCGTCGATCGGATCGAGCCCCACCGTCCAGCTGAGCGTCTCCTCCATCCGGCTGATCGCGGCGGGTGACGGGATGACGCGCATCGGCTTTGGCTCCTGTCCGACCTTGTCGGCGAAGCTATGGATGACCTCCGGCCAGACGCTGAAATATCCCTGCCGCCGGGGTTCGGGCAGGCGCTTGAGCACGAAGGCCGCTTCCGCGAGACGTTCCTCGACGAGGCTCGGCGTCCACCTCACAGCACACCTCCCCGGGTCTCCATCGCCCAAAGCAGGATCGCGATCGCGTCGGCCTCGTTGTCGTCGGCGGGTTGGAACCCGCGCTGGCGCATCGCGGCGAGCACGGCATCCTTGCCAGCGTTGCCCTTGCCCGTGGCGAAGCGTTTGATGGTGCCGACAGGAACGCCCTGATAGGCGACGCCCTCACGCTCGCACCAGGCGGTCAACGTCGCCAGGAAACCGCCGTAGAGGTGGGCGGCGTCAGTGCCGATATGGCGCCGGACCTCCTCGAAATAGATCGCGGCCAACCCACCGCTGTCGTCGGCCAGTTGTTCGAGCCAGTGCTGGAAGCGCAGGTAGCGCATGCCGCCGCCGTCGTAGCGGCATGAGCGGAAGCTGGCGGTTCCGCTGTGCACGATCCCGCCCGCCAGGCTCGCCCAGCCCGTGGTGGTGCCGAGATCCAGGGCGAGAATGGCGCTGCCCGCGGATGTCGAGATGACCGGGGCCGGATGGGGCGCGCTCTTGGGGAGGGGTGACGGGCACTGGCTCATGGTGGTGGGTCCTTCTCGTCTGATGTCGGTGAGGGGATGGACGACACGGCGACCGCGCGCGCGAAGCCCCTGGGGGTGGGAGTGGGAGAACCCGCTCGGCGCGGTTCTCCCCCACCCCCGAAGGGGGTGGCTTTCACCCCCACAACTTCGAGAGCGCATCAACACCTTGAATCGTTTGGAGAAATCGAAGTTGGGACAGCCCATGGCGCGGGTCGCGTTCCCAACTTGAATCTGCGAAAGGCCGCGCAACGGAGCGCGCGGGAGCCAAGGTAGTTGGGACGAGCTTTCCCAACTTGAATGTGCGCGGGACGGCTGGGCGAAGCGCGGCGGCGCGAAAAGCAACGAAAGTAGTTGGGAAGCTGGCCGCCCAGCTCGCCGCAACTTGCCACAACTTGATCCTGCGTAAGCCCGCGTAATCGGGATGAGCTGGCGCATCACGAGGTCTCCTCCGTCTGATAGACCCAGACCAGAGGGTTCTCGACCGGCAGCGCCGCGCCGCTCTGCGGGCACTTGTAGGTGCTGGGAAGGACCGGGATCCGGACGGGCACGACCTCGCCGGTGTCGGGGTCTGCCGTCTCTTCTCCGGTCGGGAACGTCATGCCCTCGACGCAGAGATAGCCGAACTTCGAGCGCGAGGTTGGCAGACCGAACGGCGCGCCATCGCGAACGAACTTGATGAAACCCTTCGTGGCCAGCACGCTGATCCGTTCGCGGATCGTGTCCTTGCCGCCGAGCCCGGCCTGGTTCTCGAAGCTCTCGGCGAATTGCAGCGCGGTATAGAGCCGGCCGGCCTTGGCCTGATCGAACAGAAGCTGCAGGATGACGTCGTGCTTGCGGATGCGCTCGGCGTCGAGCTTCTCGCCGAACTCGCGACGCACGATCCGCTGGCCGGAACGATCGATTTCGACCCAACGCCCATCGGCCTTGTCGATGACCATCGGCTCGATGCCCGGGCCGTTGCGCAGCTCGAAATGCAGCATCCGCTCGGGCCGGTCTTCATCGGGCCGGTGCATGATGATGCCGGAGGTGTAGAAGCTGCGGAGCGATCCCGCGCCCGAGAGCGCCATGAACGGATCCTCGACCAACTGCTTCTTGGGTGTCTTGCGGGTGTGATGGCAGAGGATCAGGCCGGCATCCGGGGCTACGGCGTCCCGTAGGGCCTCGACCCGCTCCTGCAGGAAGAAGAGCATCGCGGTGTTGTCGTTCTCCCCGCCGCCGTCCGGACCCCCATCGAAGAGATTGCGGATCGGGTCGATGCAGAGGATATCGGGCGCGCCATGGCCGTAGTGGGCGCGAACCGCGGCGATGGTCAGGCCCACGCCGCCGGCGTCGAGCAGCATGCGGACCTTCGGCGTAGCGACGAGATTATCGCGCGCCGCAGCCAGGAGCGCCGGCTCGATCCGGATGGCCTGGAGGCGCTCCCGGAGGTAATGGTACTGGATCTCCGCCTGCAGATAGAAGATCCGCAAGGGCCGGCTCGGCGCAAAGCCGAGGAAGGGCACGCCCGCCGCCATGTGGACAAGCAGACTGATCAGGAAGTCGCTCTTGCCGACCTTGGGCGCGCCGCCGAGCACCAGCATCCCGCCGGGCGTCAGCAATCGCGGCGCGATGATGTCGTCGGGCATCGGGCTCACGTCGTCGAGCAGCGCGCCGAGCGTGAATACCGGCAGCGCGGACATCGGCGGCACGGCGATCCGTTCGAGAGCCGGTCCGTGGCGCTCTTCATGCAGCCGCCAGAGGCGCTGTGCTTCCGAGGCGAGACGTTCGAGCGGCCAGCTGGGACGGAGCTGGGCGGCGTTGTACTGGCAGATCGCCTCCCAAGCGTCGTCGCGGCTCATGCGGCCCTCATGCGCCATGCGGACGTAGTGGCCGATGGCGGCGCTCGCCCCCTGGAAGCGGGTCCAATCGTCTGATCCGCCTTCGCGGACGGGCGTCGTCAGGACATCGGTGATCGACGGCTTGTCCGTAGAGGGGCCTGGCTCGGATCCGACCCCGGCAAGCGGCGGCATGTCGGCGACGACATCCGCGAAGTCGCGCAGATGGACCTCGACCCGCGGGCTATGGCGGCGGATGTTGACCAGCCGCTTGAACCCACCCTTGTGATAGACCGAACCAGCCAGGCGGATCGGCTGGTGAGCCGATCGGAAATGCGTGTCGCCGCCCACCTTGACCGCGATGTCGCCGCGCAGCCGACAGAGAAGCGCGATATCCTCGCCCTCGGCCGGTTCGCTCAAGCGCCACCAGACATGCAGCTTGTCGAGACCGTCCGGCGTCCGGCCGCCGCTTTCGACGAGCAGTGTCGGCTCGCCGAGATGCCGGAGGAGGTGGTCGAGCTTGGCCACAATATCGCCGGCGTCGAGGTCGACCAGAACCGTCTGCATCTGCTGGACATCGGCGGCCTTGGCCTTGCCGGTCTCGGCGACCGTTCCCGGCACCACATAGAAGGCCGCGCCCTCGCGCGCTGCCCAACCGGCGAAGGAAACCGCCTTCTCCAGCAAACTGTCGTCGATCTCGATCCAGGCGTTGTGGGGTCGGCCGTCTATGCCCTGGCCCTTGTCCACGAACCCGCGCAGGGGCACCCAGCCCTCGCAGTAACCGAAGACGACGTCGAGAAAGATGGCGATCTGCTCGGGATCCGGCTCGATGTCGAACGGATCGGCCTGCGGCGTAGCGTCGTTGAAGTCGCGCCAGGGGTTGAAGTGGACGATGTTGTCGTCGCTCATGCTGGCAGGCTCCAGCAGCGTTCCGCCCACGGGCACATCCGGCACGCGTGGAAGTCACGGGTCGTGGCGATGCGCGGCAGCAGATCCCCTGCATCCGTCGCCTGAAGGATCCGCACGGCGCGGTCGCTCATACGCTGTGCGAGCCCTGCGTCGAACGGCACGAGTTCGTGGTGCAGTTCGGCGGTGTCCTTGTTGATGGCGGTGAAGAGCGCGGGATTGTCGGAGATGCCGGGGACCTGCGCCTCCATGTAGGCCTGGTAGAGGGCGATCTGGGACGCGTAGACAGGCTTCGCGACAACCACGCCCTTGGCCACGGTCTCGCGCCAGTTCCTGGCGTTCATCGTCTTGCATTCCCAGAGCGCGGGAACGCCGATGCCCAGCAGCTGGGGTGCAGCGGCGATGATCCCATCGACATGACCGCGGATGCGGCCACCAGCGACCGAGAAACCGAATTGCTCGCCGTCCGGACGGTTGCCCTTGCGGGTATAGAGATCGAACCCGGCACCGCGCAGCCAGCGGATGGCAAGATCTTCGAGCGCGTGTCCGATCTCGAAGATCCGCAGAGTCTGCCCAGAGAACTCCAGGCCCTCATCCTTCGGCGCACCCGCGAACTCGAATTGCAGAGCGCGCTCACAGCCGTGTCCAAGGCGGGAGCCGCCGAGATAGGCCCTCGGCGCAACCGCCGCGCGTTCAGCAGCGATCGCCTCGTCGATCACCGCATTGATGCGTTCGGCGCAGGTGGGGCGGTGGTTATAGTCGAGCATCAGAACGGCACCTCCGCGTCGGCGTCGGCTGCCATGGCGTGCATGGCGTCCTGGAAGCCGCCGACGGCGACCTCGATGAGCGTGAGCACCTGCGCCTCCGTGAGGTCGGAGAAGCGCGCCTGCCAGCCGATTTCCTCCATGATCTCGGCGACCGGCTTCATGGCGGCGCGGATCGCCGCCTTCTCCTGTTCGGTGAGATCAACCATGGCCCAGCGCTCCCGCGCCAAGCGCGTCCAGAAGCCGTGGCAGGCCATCGAGCAGAACCAGACCGAGGGGCGCGGTTGCCCCGGGCGCGTACGCGCCCAGTTCGATGATTTTGGCGGCGAAGCCGCCGGGCGCACCGGGTCGAACCAGCCAAAGCCACGGGTGGGTCGCCGGCAGACAGCACAGAGCGTTCCACGCGGATGCCAGAGCCGCCGCCGGTCCTCGGCCGTGGTGGGGGAAACAGATGCCATGGCTCATGCCGCCCTCCCTATGGCTGCTTCGGGCGCGGCATCGGCCGCGCCGAAGACGAGGGAGCGGATAGCGTCGCGGTTGAAGCGAAAGGCCAGCAGCGCCGATGCCTGATAGCGGGTGAGCCCGAAATCCTGCCGGTACTCCGGCGGCAGGAAGGCAAGCTGCCGGTCGGTGGGCGGCTGGTTCAACCAGCTGCGCGTCTTGTGGGCGCTCTCGTCGCTCTCATGCTCGTTGAGCCAATCGTCGGCCGCCGCGAGGCAAACGGTGCGTTCGCCCACGGCCAACAGATGAGGCCGCTGCTTCTGCAGACCGCCGATGCCGTACCACCGGCCGTTCAGGAAGAAGACACCGCCCCAGGCATTGAAGCCGTTGGCGATGAGCGCGGCATCGTCGCCGAAGAGATCGCACCAACGGAAACTCGACCGCTTCAGGAGGTCGATCTCGGACATCACGAAGTCGCCGAGCGGCGCTGCTTCGCCGCCTTCGGGACGCTCCCAGACATGACCGCACAGCGGGCATTCGATGGTGGCGAGCGGCACGATGGCGCCGCAGTCCGGGCAATCCTTAGTGGGCGCTTCGCCGGAGGGCTCGCGACCGTTTAGGTCGACGTCCTGCTCCAGCGAACCGTGCAGCAGGGTCGAGGTGCCGAAATCCAGCACGATGCAGTCGGTCTTGATGACGCCGGGATGCTCCTCGGGCGAGACCGTGCGCAGGCCCCGGCCGACCATCTGAATCATGGTCGACTTGTAGGAGCTCGGCCGCAGCAGCACGACGCAGCCCGTCGGCGGATGATCCCAGCCCTCGGTCAGTACCGCGACATTGACGACGACCCGCAGCTCTCCGGCGGCGTAGGCGTCGAGGGTCGTCTTGCGGTCGGTATCGGCCATGTCGCCGTGGATCAGCCCAGCGGCGACACCGGCCGCGTTGAAAGCGGCGGTCACGTTGCGCGCGTGGTCCACGGTCGAGCAGAACACCACCGTCTGGCGCTCGCCCGCCTTTTCCCGCCAGTGGCGGATGACGGAGTGCGTGACCGGCGAACGGTTCATGATCGCGTCGACCTCGGCCATGTCGAAATCGTCTGCCGTGCGGCGCACCTTGGTGAGCTGGTCCTGGACGCCGACATCGATCACGAAGGTTCGCGGCGGCACGAGATGGCCGGACGCGATCAGCTCCCCGATCCGGATCTGATCGGCGACGTTGGAGAACACCGGGCGCAGACCGCGCTTGTCGCCCCGATTGGGCGTCGCCGTGACGCCGTAGACCCGGCACTCGGGATTGCGCTGCAGCGCGGCGTCGATGATGCGGCGATAGCTGTCGGCGGCCGCGTGGTGCGCCTCGTCGATGACCAGGAGGTCGAGCGCGGGCAGCTGGTCGAGATTGCCCGTACGCGCCAGCGTCGGCACCATCGCGAAGGTGACCTGTCCAGCCCACGACTTCTCCTTCGCATCGACGACCGAGGTCGTGATCTTCGGGTTCACCCGCCCGAACTTGCTGCGGTTCTGAGCGGTCAGCTCGTCGCGGTGGGCGAGCACGCAGGCCTTGGCGCCCGTGCTCTTCGGGGTTTCGCCGACCATGCGACCGACGACGCCTGAGAGCATGATCGTCTTGCCGGCTCCGGTCGGGGCGACGCCGAGGGTGTTTCCGTGTTCGTGGAGCGCGCGGACGCTGCGCTCGACGAACTGCTTCTGGCGGGGACGCAGCAGCATGGCCGCCTCACTGCGCCCAGGACGGGCGCGTGCCCGCCGCCGGTGCTGAAGATTGGGACATGGAGGGCTGGGAAGGCTGAGCCTGCGGCTGCGCTGCCACACCGGGCACGCCACCCATGAGAGCGGCATACTCCTTGTGATCCGGCGTCACGGCCGCGCGGATCTCGTTTTTCTCCTCGCCGTTGGTGTCGGTGCCAATGTCGATCCGCGCCACGAACTCGAGCCCGTCGAGATCGGCAAAGCCGCTGATGCGACGGGCGGCCTGGGCCTGAGCGGACGTGTCCTTGTCCGAAATGCCGCGCGCAGAGTTGAGCATGCCGCGGATCAGGCTGCGGCCCATGTTCGCCCAGTCCGGCCCCTTGGGGCTGTAGAGCCCGATCAGGGTGAAGATCTTGCGCCGGGCGTAGGGCCCTTCGAGAACCGTGAACTCGCCCGAGAGATAGACCGAGCCGGTGGTTCCCCGCGTGGCGTATCCGCCGGTCCAGCCCTGCGCCGGATCGTCGAATCCGCCCGGGCGGATCGTCAGGCGCACCTTGGCCAGCGTGCCCTTGGGGATGATGCTGCTGTTCTGCTTGGCGTCGTTGAAGTCGTTCCAGGATCCAGACATGACTGGGGTCTCCTCGTTCAGGCGTCTTCGGAATGGGTGGGGGCGTCGGAGGTCGGCGCCGTCGCGGCCGGGGGCGGGCTGCGATAGGCCAGCCGCTCGAAGGCGGGCTTCACGGGCCCGCGGATCTTGGCCATCAGGCGGCCGAGATGAGGCTCCTCGATCAGGTCGAGACGGCCGGATCGATCCTTCGCCGGGAAGTTCCAGGGGTTGATCGTCTGGCAGACGAAGGCACGGTACGGCGCGCCGGACTCGTCCTTGATCTCCGCCATCGTCAGGACTTCATCGACGATGCCCGGCAGCTCGAGGCCGGTCTTCGAGCCGTCGATCTGCGGCTGGAAGATGCGCCGATTGAAGTCGTCGAGCTTCTCGTCGAGGATCCCGACGAACCAGACGTTCTTCGCCCGCGTGTGCTGGAGATGCGTGAGCCACGCGATCATCTCGCGGCCGTGCAGACCGTAGGCGCCGCGGACATCGGGCCTGCCGGTCTTCTCCGAGAATGCCTCGGGCTGCCCCTTGCACCATTGGAAGCAGAGCCGCCCGGCGACGGTGATCGAGTCGATGAAGACCGTGTGGTAGCAGTCGAGCGAAGCCGGATCGCCGAAGCGCTCGCACACCGCCGCGAAGTGGGCCTCGCTGTAGACCTGGTCGTCCCGCAGCGCCGGATTGGGGCCGCCGATGAAGACCGCGAAATCACGGCACTCGGTCCATGTGCGCGGCCGGACGCTGTCGCCGGACCATCCCTCGATGGCGAGGTCGCCCGCCTCCAGGTCGATGAACAATGTAGTGGCGGGGTCGAGCGTCCAGAGAAGGCTGGTCTTGCCGATCCCGGACTTGCCGAAGATCGTGCCCTTGACGCCGCGCGGCTCGGCGAGACGCTGGTCGGCGGAAATGATCGGGAGGGCCATCACTTGCCTCCCTTCGCCGCGATCAGGGCGTCGATCGCGACGTCCGCTCCCAGCGCGCCGGCCTTGCGGGCCTCGTCGTGGAGGGTGCGCACCGCGTCGATCTCGCGGTAGAGCGCCGATGCCCGCTCGTTCAGCCCGATGAGGGCGAAGGCCAGGTCGTCGATCGAGGCCGCCCCGACCGGCTTGACGGTCTCGTCGCGACGCTCGCCAAGGGCCGGCACCCGGATGGTCTCGGGCAGCTTGTCCAGCCCGTAATGGTGCTCGCGGAGCACCGCGAGCTTCTTCGTGATGCTCATGACGTCACCTCGGTGTTCAGGGAAAGACGGAAGCTGGGCTTGCCGGTGCGGACGGTGCGCGCGTCCTCGAAGGCGGAGCGGATGTGGCTCGGCCAGGCCGCGAACTTGCGCTCGGGCACCTTGATCGCGACATCGACGTATTCGGTAGGGTCGTCGCCCTCGGCCCGGATGCGTTCGACGAGGGCGGCGAGCTTGTCCTGGTCCCAGTCGACGCGCTTCGGCAGATCGGCGATAACGGTGACCGCGCCGTCATCGAAGCGGACCGTGCCGGTGTCCTTGCCGGCAGCCTGGCGCGCTGCGTGGGCACGATCGCCGTACTTGAGCGCGACGGCCCCATCGAGCCAGTCGCAGACGGTCTTGGCGCGACGCAGAGCATCCGCGGCCTCGTCCTGCAAGAGGACGAGCTGCTCGGCGGGCAGAGCGGCGATGTCGCCGACGGCCATGCGCCGGAGCTCATCAAGGGAGATGCGGTTGGAGATCATCATCACCACCCCCTCACGCCGCAGGCTTGCTGGGGTGGTCGGCAGTGCTCGCCCGGATCTGCTCGCGCTCGTACTCCTCGACGTCTTCGAGGCGGTACACGACGCGACCGCCGAGCTTGACGAAGCGCGGGCCTTCGCCCGTCCAGCGCCAGCGCTCAAGCGTGCGGTGGCTGATGTTCCAGCGCGCAGCCAGGTCGATCTGGTTGAGGTGTTTCGTAGCCATTTGTGTCTCCTTCGGTTTTGGTCGAAAACCTGCGGAGACGATGGCTGGCCGGGAGGGAGAAAACCGACCCGGTCAGAGAGAGAAGAACAGAGAGAATTTCGTCAGAGCGCGAAGCCCCAGAGACCGTTCTCGGACTTCAGATAAGGTTCGAGGTCTGCCCATCGCTGCGCGCCAAATGCTTGACGCAGCGTCTTCGCGCTGGAATGGGCATGATCAAGGAGTTCCCGAGCGCTGAAGCGTCGGCCGTCCTGGTGTCCCTCAACCAGCTTGCGAATGATGGCGATATGGATGTCCGACTTGAGATCAATCGTGACGTTGCCATGGATGGTGAGTCGCTGCCCGCTCGGTGAGAGGGACAGGGGCGTATGAGGGCTGACAGCGGGTGTGCCATCGAGAGGTGCCGATAGGATTTCAGGGCTGACCGCCATTCCGTCATCGAAATCGATGGCATCGCCGATTTACACGACGAGGTGCCCCGGCAGCCCCGGTTCATGGAGCCGACCACTGGGCGTGCTGGTCAAGAGAATGCGGACATGGGGTGTTGGTCGCCTTCGGGCCGCATCAGCCACATCTGCCCAAATCCTCCGGTCCGAAAGGCGGCGCGCGAACCAGATCGGGACCCGCTGCGGGCGACGGCCGATGCGCGCGTCGCCAAGCTCCCACAAAGCTCGTGGAACGAGCGCTCTGGCACCGCCACGGGACGCAATGTCCAGCCCGACCAGCAAGCGGGCGAAAAGGACCGGGAAGTCCACCCCGTAGACTCCCATCCGCTCTTTCGGGACATCGACCCAGCCAGCAGACGGGCTGAAGTATCCGTAGCCGTTCCGTTCCGAGGACCAGGACAGGGAAACCGGCTCGTCTTCGAAATCAGCCAGTGAGGCGGCCGCCGCGTTATGGCCATCGGGACGCAGCACATTCGCCGCCAGCAATTTCTCCGCGCTGTTGGCGTGATAGTCGGAGAGCACGGCGCCGGCGACTTTGGCATCCGCGCTCTCCACGATTGAGAGGAGCAGATCAACCGCCCTCCGATCAATCGACAACGACACCGCCGTCTCCGGAAAGGATGCCCCAGCGCCGGAGATACTTTTCGCCGATCAGCTGCTCCTCTTCGGTCTGGTCCTTGAGATTGCAGCCATGCGGCATCGTGATCGTCAACGGCAGCGTCCGACCGCGCTTGGCATCGCCCTTGGGATGGAACTTGATGGAGAGTTTGGCCTGCGTCGCCACCCAACCGCCGGCCAGCGGATCATTGGCGCCGAACCGCTCCGCCGACATGCTCCAGATGGTGCGGTCGGCCTTCCGGAGACATTCCAGCGTGACGCGCTCGCCGACATTGTCGATGGGCATCAGGCGCAGCTGCTTGACCTCGACGGACTCGATCCCGTCCTCCGGATCGGTCGGAAAGTCGAAAGGATGAACCAGAACCGCGAGGTCGTAGGTGCGGAAGGGCACCTTTTCGCTCTGGAACTCGATCCCCAGCAGGTCGCGCGCCATGAAGCGAACCATCTCCTCGCGGCTCTCGCGGTCGTTGGCGACGACCTCGATGACCCCGGTCGCCGGCTCGTAGGTCATGGCCGCTTCAAACACGGGACGGCGAGCGCGGCGGACGAGCGTCCCCGCGTCATCGAACGCCAGGAAATCGTCGAGAAGGCCTTCGCGGTAAATCGCGATCTGGACAAGCTCGCAATCCTCGCCGTCGAAGGTCGGTCGGTAGCGCCCGAAAATATCGATGTGGATGTTGTTGGAAGCGAACCGTTCGCGCAGCGCCGCCTTGAAGGCATTGATGGATGCCTCGTCCCGCCGCAGATCGAGGTTAGGCTCGCCGATGAACCCGTCCCAGCTCCGACCACGGCGCCGCTCATCGGTGTAACGGACCTCCTAGGCATGGCGGAACCGAACCGGTTCGTTCAGGAACATCCAGAGCGCACGCGCATGGCCATTTGCCAGATCATCGAGCACCGTGCGGTCGTCGATCACGCTGTAGAGTGCGGTCTGCCCCGCATCATCGGCCAGGGCGCTCACCCGCTCGGCGTCATTGACGATGCGGGCGCGGGCTTCGTCGTCCAATTCGTCGACGGCCCGCAAAGTGACGCGGGCGACTTCCGGCTCGGGCGCCTCCCAATCGACCTCGGTCGGAAGCTCGATGCCGGTGTGGTGGAAATAGGCCTGCAGCGACGAGGCAGGCATGTTGCGGATGAAACTCGTCACTGAGGCCATGATCGGTTCTCCTTAGCCCTTGATGTTGCGGGGGTCGTTCCCGTGGGAATCGGACTGGCCGATCCGGCCGTCCTGGTTGTGGATCTTGAACTCCGTCCCTGCGTTGCGGCTGATCTCCCGCCCACGGTCGATCGCCTCCCGCTTCGTGTCGAAGTGTCCGCTGGCGCGCTCGGCGCCGCCGCGGCGGACGTCCCATCCTCCACTGGGATTGGGGACCACGTGATGGGTGCCCGATCCTTTGCCCTTGGCCATGAGTGTCTTCTCCGTTTCATGGATCGATGCGCGACCATCGCAGCCGCGACTCCCAGCTTGCCATCATATGTCCGAAAATATGTCCGAAAATCGGACGATCAAGGAAAAAATTGACGCGAAGAGTTCGATGCGCTATTATCCACCGGTCGACGGCCGTCTGGCCGCCGACAGCTTTTGATTCACGTGCCAGGTGACGGATGGGCAAGATGAGCGACGCGGTACAGCTTGGGCTTCGACTGCGGGCAACGCGCGAGCGCCGCGGCCTGAGCCAGCAGGCCGTGGCGGATGCTCTCGGACTTCCGCGAACGGCCGTTACCAACATGGAATCGGGGAACCGGGCGGTATCGACGCTGGAGCTCACGAAGCTTGCAGCGCTCTACGGCCAGTCCACGGCGTTCTTTCTATCCCCGAACGAGGAAGCGGAGGACCTGTCGATAGTCCTCCATCGGGCGCTGCCGGAGATGGCCGGGTCGCCCGAGATCGACCAGGAGGTACGCCACATCCTCGACCTCTATCGGGAAGGCGCCGGACTCCGGGGCCTACTTGGTCAGGCGATCGAGCTCACCGTGCCCAACTATGCCGCCCGACTGTCCTCGGTTGGCGACGCGATACGGCAAGGCGAGGCCGTTGCGAAGGAGGAGCGGCGGCGTCTCGGTCTCGGCATCGCTCCGATTGTCAACATGGCAGAGACGATCAGCGAGCAAGGGATCTGGACGGCCGCAACCGATCTGCCGGACGGCCTTTCCGGACTGTTCGTGAACCATCCGTCGATCGGCCTTGCGATCCTCGTAAACGTTCAGCATTGGCCCGTTCGACGGCGCTTTTCCTATGCTCACGAGTATGCCCACGCGCTCTTCGATCGCGAGGAGACGGTCACGACCACGCGGCGCGAGAATGCCACGGAGCTGGTCGAGAAGCGCGCGAATGCCTTTGCTGCCGCGTTTCTCATGCCGGCTGAAGGCATGCTCGACGAGCTGCGCCAACTGGACAAGGGGCAGCCGAGCCGGCTGGCTCAGATCATCTTCGACGTGGCTGGAAACAAGGGCATCGAGGCTGAAATCCGCCCCCGTCCCGGATCGCAGGCGATCACCTATCAGGACGTGGCGTCGCTCGCGCGCCATTTTGGTGTGAGCTATGAGGCCGCCGTCTGGCGCCTGAAGAGCCTCAACCATATCAGCGCGGCCGAGACTGCAACGCTCATCGATCAGAAGGAGATGGGCAAACGATACATTCGGCTGTTCGGGTTCTTCGACCTGCTCGACGAAGGAGAGGCTCCCCCGCCACCGGAGCAGGAACTGCGCAGCCAATTGATGCGGCTCGCCATCGAGGCATACCGTCAGGATGAGATTTCGCGCGGTCGTCTCCTTGAGCTCGCCAGAAAACTCGACGTCGACGGTGCCGAGCTCCTTGAGCTCGCGGATGCGACGCGGACGGACTGATGGCGAGAACAGCACATGGGATCGGCGATCGTTGTTGCGGACACATCCGTCATCATCAACTTCCTGCGGATCGACCGCATGGATCTGATCGGTTCGCATCCCAGCCCGTTCATCGTGACGGACCATGTGGCGGACGAGATCGCCGACTCCTACCCTGAGCAGCAGGCGCGCTTTCACGCGGCTCTTGGGAGCGGCCACATCACGCAACACCGTATCGATGATCCCGCCGAGATGGAGATTTTTTTACGTCTCTCCATCCGAGGACGACTGGGTGCAGGCGAGCGTTCTGCCATCGCCGTGGCGCTCAACAGGGGGTGCGCGCTGGCGATCGATGATGCACGTGCGATTCGACGGGCGATCGACGAGGCAGGCATCGCCGGCAGTCCGTTGACGATTCTCCGGACACAAGACGTGATCGTCCAACTGATAAGGGCCAAGTTGTTGGAGATCGGGGCAGCTGACGCGCTCAAGGAAGACTGGCATCTCAATCACAGATTCACGATCCGGATCGGGTCGTTTGCCGAGCTGCTGTAGCGTATTCTCATGACCGTTCAATTGGCGGCACCCGTGTTATCACTGACCCTCCACTGGCGTGGGTGAATTGCGCCATTCTTCTAATGATTGCGGAGTATTTCGATAAGTAACGGATATTTATTGATTATCTGAATTTCACCACTACCGTTTCGCCAGCCATCTTCTGTTGCGAACGGTCTCATGCAAGACGCCCGATCCGGTCCGAACCCTCTGCTGCCCGCCCGTCTGTCGACGGGCGAACGCCTCGATGAACTCGCGTGCATTCTTGCCGCGGGGCTGAGGCGTATCCTGCCAGAACAGTCCAGTTCTTTATCTGCACCTGGCGAAGACAGTTCATTCGACATTCTCGCCCTCAAACGCCGTGTTGGTCGTCGCAAACCGAGCAACCGAGTTGGAGGGCAATGATGCCAGGAACAAAGAGAAAGACTGACGCTGCGCCATGGCAACCGGGCAACCGCGATGCGGCGGAAGCGAGCGTGGTCACGCAGCTTGCAGCGCTGAAGCGAATGACGGTGGTCGAGCTGAAGGCGAAGTGGGAAAGCCTCTTCGGCACCCCCGCTCCGAACAACAGCCGCAGTTACCTCGAGCTGAGGCTCGGCTACCGGGTCCAGGAACTGACCCTCGGCGGCCTGTCCCGCGAGACGCGGCGGACGCTGGACCTGCTGGCCGACGAAATCGAGGGCCGGGTTGGGCGCAAGACGATCATCGCGGATTCCCGCAACCCGGTGGTCGGCACCCGCCTCGTGCGCGAATGGAACGGGATGGAGCACACCGTCACGGTGATGAAGGACGGCTTCGACTGGCAGGGGCGCAAGTTCAAGTCGCTGTCGGCGGTGGCGCGGGCGATCACCGGCACGCAGTGGAACGGCTACCGCTTCTTCGGCCTCCGCGAGGCGCGGAGGGACGACCGATGAACCGTCAGGAAGCCGTCGCTATCATGCCGCGCCGCCAGCGCTGCGCCATCTATACCCGAAAGTCGAGCGAGGAAGGGCTCGACATGGAGTTCAACAGCCTCGACGCCCAGCGCGAGGCTTGCGAGGCCTTCGTGACGAGCCAGAAGGCGGAAGGCTGGGCCACCATTCGCGAACGCTACGACGATGGCGGCTTCTCCGGTGGCACGCTGGAACGGCCCAGCCTGAAGCGTCTCATTCAGGACGTCGAAGCCGGTCTGATCGATGTGATCGTGGTCTACAAGATCGACCGGCTGTCGCGCTCGCTGATGGACTTCGCCAAACTGGTCGAGATCTTCGACCGCAATCAGGTGACCTTCGTGTCGGTCACGCAGTCGTTCAACACCACGACCTCGATGGGCCGCCTGACCCTGAACATCCTCCTCAGCTTCGCACAGTTCGAGCGGGAGGTGATCGGCGAGCGCATCCGCGACAAGGTCGCGGCATCCCGCAGGCGCGGCATGTGGATGGGCGGTCACGTCCCGCTGGGCTACGACGTGCGCGACCGCAAGCTGGTCGTCAACGAAGCGGAAGCCGCGACGGTCCGGATGATCTTCGAGCGCTTCGTCGCCATCGGCTCCGCCACGACGCTGGCCAAAGCGCTCGCGGCCGAGGGCGTTCTGAACAAGCGCGGCAAGCCGATCGACAAGGGCTTCCTCTACAAACTGATCAACAACCGGGTCTACCTCGGAGAAGCCGTGCACAAGGGGACTTCCTATCCCGGCGAGCACGAGGCCATCATCGATCAGGCCCTCTGGGACAAGGTTCACAGCATCCTGCAGGAGAGCCCGCGCCTGCGGGCGAAGAACACCCGCCGCCAGACGCCGGCCCTGCTGAAGGGGATCATCTTCACCGAGACGGGCACGGCGATGACGCCGACGGCGACGAAGAAGGGCACGCGCCTCTACCGCTACTATGCGTCGATGGACCTGATCCGAAACCGCCCGACCGGAGACGCCTCAGGGCCGCTGCGCTTGCCCGCCGGCATGGTCGAGGATGCCGTCGTCGGCGAAATCCGCCGCATGATCCGCGCACCCGAAGTCGCGGCGCGGACCATAAAGGCCCTTCGCGACGAGAACTCGACCGTCGAAGAGAAGGCGGTCGTCCAGGCGCTCGGCGAGTTCGACCAGCTCTGGGCGGCGCTCTATCCGGCGGAGCAAACCCGCATCGTCCAGCTTCTGGTCGAGCGGGTGACCGTCGGCGAAGACGGCATTGCCGTCGATCTGCGCCACGACGGGCTGGGCTCGGTCCTGTATGACATGATGGCCCCCCGCCAGACGGAGGCCCGCGCATGACCGACACGACGAAAACCATCCGCGTCGTCATCCCCCTGACGATCCGCAAACGCAATGGGCGGCCGAAGATCCTCCCGCCCGACGAGGTGACAGTCCGGGACGGCCGGTCGCAAGACCCTCATGTGCTGCGCGCCATCGCCCGCGCTTGGAACTGGCGGCGGCAGCTGGAATCCGGTGCCGCTTCCACCATTCAGGATATCGCCGCGGCCGAGAAGGTCTCCGACCGGTTCGTGAGCCGCATGATGCGGCTCGCCTATCTGTCGCCGGAGGTGCTCGAACACCTCGTCATCAGGCGCGTACCACCGGCGCTTTCGCTGAACGACCTCGTCACAGTTGCCGATCGGCCGTGGGCGGAGCAGATGGACATGGTTTTTGACTGAGCGCGCCGGCGCCCTGCCATCAATGGAAGCCTGCCACGAATGCTGTGGCCGTGAGTGTGACGTGGGCATTGAGCGGCGGATACAGTTCGAAGGCCCTCGGCTCACGCGAGAAGTTCCAAAGCCGGAACAAGCGCCATTCGGATCGGCGCTCGTCTGCCACCGCAAGCTCATTGCGGGTGATGTGGAAGGGCGTCCGTTCCCACCCGTTCGTCGTCTTCACCTCGATCAAGCGCGCCTGACCATCTGGCGCGAAACTCGCGATGTCATAGCCTGCGCCATCCCCGTCCTCCTCGGAAACCCAACGCACCTTCCGCGCCAAGTCATCACGCCCCGCCGACCGTAGCGATGCCCACTCATGCGCCAGAACGCGCTCCTCGCCGGCGCGGCCGAGGGCGCGGTTGCGCTCGTCCCGGCCTGCCACATCGAACTTCCGAGCGATGTGCAGCATCTGCTCCAGCTCCTGCGGTGGCGGCTGGTTCGACAGCGTCGGGGGTGGGCCGATCCAGATCGGTGCGGATTCTTCAAGACCCGTCGCCGGGCGCGAGTCTGGCAGACGGCCGAGCCACGCGGGGTTTATTGCCAACCACCGTACCACCGCGTCGACGAGCGACATTTGGAAATTGAACGCAGGCTTGTAGCCGGGGATCCAGTCCTCGCCGAGCCCCTTCAGAACCGCGCTGATGTTCTGGTGCTTGAACTCGATCGATCCCTCCGAACGGCCGTTCAGCAACGGCAGGAGCGTGCGGCGATGCTCCGCCTTGCTGTACGGGCGTCCGAAGACGTCGTCGGCCAGCATCGCGAAGTAATCCGCGACGATCAGATCGTTCTCCTCATCGGTCCAAGGCTCGCTCGACATTAGGCCAGGCTACTGACGTCGCGGCCATTTGTCATCGAAAGTCAAAGAACCATCGGGTCCTTGATCCCCAGCATAACGACGGGCTGCGCACGGCTTCCACCGAATATGCCTACCGCGTGTTTCCCCGGCGCCCACGCCAACCGGAAGAACGCCCGCTGAATCCACTGTCGAGCGACCTGCGAAACCCGTTGGAAACGCTGGCCTTCGCGAAGCCCAACCGGGCCGGACGAGGTTCGCTCGGTTAGAGACGGAGGGCCGTTCAGAGACGGAAATTGGACCCGGCGCCGGTCTCCGAGGTTCGGGCGTCTCGGCTAAACGCCTTTGAAACAAAAAGAAAAAGGCCCCCAATGGGAGCCTCATCTCGGGTTTGCACCAAGATAATGGCGGAGGGAGAGGACTCTTCGACAAACTCGCTCGAAGTATGCCCCACATCGCGCCAGCACGCCTTCGTATTCGCAAGTGAATCTTCGCCACCGCAGAAATTCTCTGTTCAAGACAGGGAAGCGCAGTGCCCTGTGTTTGGCGTTCCCGCCAGTATTACCTTGATAGTGTTTTCCGGCCACGCCTTCGTCGTGTCGCATTCCAACTTGCCAGGACGAAAGGACACGAAAATGAAGGCAACATGCATGAACCAACTTGAACTGGCCGTGCGCTGGGGGATCAGCCATCGCACACTTGAGCGGTGGCGTTGGAACGGTGAAGGGCCGAAGTTCCTCAAGGTGGGCGGCCGGGTGGTCTATCGCCTGTCCGACGTCGAGGAATACGAGCAGTCGATTATCCGTTCCAGCACCTCCGACCCGGGTCACACTCAGCAGGCGGAAGCCTAACAATCCGAGGACGAGCAAGGGTCGGCCCCTGTTGGCCGACCCTTTTCCTGGGCCTTCACGTCGCACTGGTCTACCTCTTGCTCCTTCGGCCCATCTTTGGATCGGAAAGACGACGTTCAGCTTGCGAGACGGATTCCTGGGTTACGACTTTACCCCTTGCCAACCTTGGAGTGCCCAGAATGGACTAGTTTGCCCTGCGTTCTCCTGTTATGGTTAGAAAAACAGTGAGGGCTGGATGATGGCGGATACGCCTGACCAGGCCATGACCGTAAGGGACGTGGCAGGTTACCTGAACGTCGACGAGAAGACCGTTTACAGGCTCGCCAAGCGCGGGGATCTGCCGGGCTTTAAGGTCGCCGGTGCATGGCGGTTTAAGCGGTCGGACCTCGATAGCTGGATCGATCAGCAGAAAAAAGCAGCGCAGAACAAGGCGTGAGGGGCGGCACGTGAGCGATTTGAATATCAGCAACTTCATCTGGAATATTGCCGACGATGTCCTTCGAGACGTTTACGTCCGGGGGAAGTACCGAGATGTCATTCTGCCCATGACCGTTATTCGTCGTCTCGATGCTGTGCTGGAGCCGACGAAGGAAGCGGTGCTCTCCATGAAGACCCAGCTCGATAAGGCGGGGGTCGCGAACCAGCATGCCGCTCTGTGCCAAGCATCGGGAGAGGCATTTTACAACACATCTCAGTTCCGCCTGCGCGATTTGACCTCCAGAGCGCGACGGCAGCAGCTTAAGGCCGATTTCGAGGCGTACCTCGACGGATTCTCGCCGAACGTTCAGGAAGTGCTGGATAAGTTCAAGTTCCGCAATCAGATTCCCACGCTCGTCGAAGCAGATGTCCTCGGTTTCCTGCTCGAAAAATTTCTGGACCCCTCAGTTAACCTGAGCCCAAAGCCGGTCCTCCACCAGGACGGGAGCGTCCGGCTTCCCGGCCTCGACAACCATTCTATGGGCACGATCTTCGAGGAGCTCATCCGCCGCTTCAACGAAGAGAACAATGAGGAGGCAGGCGAGCACTTCACGCCGCGCGACGTGGTAGAGCTCATGGCCTACCTCATCTTCATGCCGATCGCCGACCATATCCGGTCGGGCACATACCTCGTGTACGACGGCGCTTGCGGCACGGGCGGCATGCTCACTGTCGCCGAAGAGACACTGATTAAGCTGGCAACCGACCACGGGAAGGAAGTTTCCGTTCACCTCTACGGACAAGAAGTCAACCCGGAAACATTCGCCATCAGCAAGGCCGACCTGATCCTGAAGGGAGAAGGCGTTGAGGCCGAAAACATGAAATTCGGATCTACGTTGTCAGCGGATGCGTTCCCGTCCCGCGAGTTCGACTTCATGCTTTCCAATCCCCCCTACGGCAAGTCTTGGAAGACCGACTTGGAGCGCATGGGGGGGAAAAAAGAACTGCGTGACCCTCGCTTCGTGATCGAGCACGGAGGCGATCCTGAGTTCAGCCTGATCACCCGATCCAGCGATGGCCAGATGGTGTTCCTGGCCAACATGCTCAGCAAGATGAAGAAGGCGTCTCCCCTCGGGAGCCGGATCGCCGAGGTCCATAACGGGTCCTCGCTTTTCACGGGAGATGCGGGTTCCGGTGAAAGCAACGTCCGCCGCTGGATCATCGAAAACGACTGGCTCGAGGCCATCATCGCCCTGCCGCTGAACATCTTTTACAACACTGGCATCGCAACCTACATCTGGGTCTTGAGCAATCGCAAGGCCGAGAACCGCAAGGGCAAGGTGCAGCTCATTGACGCCACCGCTTGGTTCAAGCCGCTCCGTAAAAATCTCGGGAAAAAGAACTGCGAACTCGGCGTTGACGATATCAAGCGCATCTGTGACGCGTTCCTCCTACAGAAGGAAGACGAGACGTCCAAAGTCTTCCCAAACGATGCGTTCGGCTATTGGAAGATCACAGTCGAGCGTCCCTTGCGCTTGAAGACGGAGCTGACGGAAGGAGCCTTACGGCGATTCCGCAAGACGTGCTCCGAAGCGGGAGAAAGCGATCTCGTCCGCGCCATCGAGGCGGTGGCGGAAGCCCGTGGTCCGGGCCCGCATTTGGACTTCAATGCCTTCGTTGCCGAGGTGGAGGACGCCGCCAGCTCGCTTGGCCTCCGTATGACGGCCAAGCGGCAGAAGCTGCTCATGTCGGCGCTCGGCCAGAAAGATGCCGCAGCGGAACCGGTGATCCGCAAAACCTCGAAGCCGAAGGCGGGGTCGGATGCGACGCAGGAAGCGCTGTATGGCAGCTATCACACGACGGTCGGCGGCAAAGCGTCGGTCGTGGAGTATGAGCCTGACACCGAGCTCAGGGATACCGAACAGGTACCGTTCCTCGAAGACGGCGGCATCGAAGCCTTCTTCCGGCGCGAGGTATTGCCGCATGCCCCCGACGCTTGGATCGACGCCTCGAAAACGGTGATTGGTTACGAAATTTCGTTCACGCGGCATTTCTACAAGCCGCAGCCGCTGCGCACACTCGATGAAATCGAGGCCGATATCCGAGCGCTGGAGAAAGAGACGGAGGGCTTGCTCGAAGACGTCCTCATGGGAGGGCACTAAGAATGGCCACCCAGCGCTACTCCGTCACTCCCCATCCGATCGAAACGCTTCTGACTTGGGTGAAGTCCGGTGAGATTGCGATACCCGAGATCCAGCGTCCGTTCGTGTGGGATGCGACGAAGGTCCGGAACCTGCTTGACTCCCTCTATCAGGGCTATCCGGTCGGATACCTCATCGCCTGGCGAAATCCATCCGTCCGGTTGAAGGACGGTACGACATCGTCCGGCAAGCGCATCCTGATCGACGGGCAGCAGCGCGTGACGGCGCTGATGGCGGCGCTGCTCGGACAAGAGGTTCTGACCAAGGACTACGAGACCGTCCGAATCAGGATCGCATTCCATCCGGTTGATGAGCGGTTCGAGGTTTCGAACCCCGCGATCCGCAAGGACGCCGCCTGGATTCCCGATCTCGCGGCGGTCTTTTCGCCGGATGCCAGCCTCACCGAGCTGACAGACGAGTATTCCGAACGTAACCCCAATGCCGACCGCAAGCAGGTCTCGCGCATCCTGGAACGCGTCCGGAAGATCATCAACAACCACGTCGGCATCATCGAGCTGGCCGAAGACCTCGATATCGAAACCGTGACCGAGATCTTCATCCGCGTGAACTCGGCCGGTGCGTCGCTTAGCCAGGCGGACTTCGCCATGTCGAAGATCGCGGCCAACGACACCTACGGCGGCAACATGCTGCGCAAGGCTATCGACTATTTCTGCCATCTGGCCGTCGCGCCCGAGTTCCTCTCGCGCATCGAGAAGGGCGACAAGGCGTTCGCCTCCTCCGAGTTCCTTCCGAAAATGCGGTGGCTGAAGGACGTCAACGACGACCTCTACGACCCTTCCTACACCGACATGCTGCGCGTGGCATTCACGTCCGAGTTCCGGCGCGGCAAGCTGCAGGATCTCGTGGCTTTGCTATCAGGGCGGAACTTCGAGACCAAGCAGTATGAGGAAGCCGTCGCCGAGGAGGCGTTCGCCCGCCTGAAGACCGGCGTTCTCAACTTCATCAACAAGACTCACTTCGATCGTCTGACGATGATCCTGCGCTCGGCCGGGTTCGTCACTTCGAATCTCATCCGCAGCCAGAATGCCATTAACTTCGCCTACATCCTCTACCTGCGCGGCCGGGCGGAGGGCATGCCGGCCGCCGACATCGAGCGGCTGGTGCGGCGCTGGTATGTCATGTCGCTGTTGCGGGGACGTTACTCCGGCAGCCCCGAGACGGCATTCGATTTCGACATCCGACAGATTGAGGCGCGCGGCCTTGCGACCTATTGCGAGGCGGTGATCGATGCGGAGCTTCCCGAGAGCTTCTGGTCCACTCTGCTCCCGCAGGAGATGGATACCTCCTCGGCGTCGAGCCCCTACTTCCTCGTCTACCAGGCCGCGCAGGTGAAGTTGGGAGACCTCGGCTTCCTGTCGCGGGATATCACCGTGCGCGACCTGCTGCTGAACCGCAGCGACGTGCATCACGTCTACCCGCGCAATCACCTTAAAAAACAGGGCATGGCGCGCGGGCGGTATAACCAGATCGCCAATTTCGTGCTTGCGCAAAGCGAGATCAACATCGGCATCGGCGACCGGCCCCCGGAGGTCTATTTCGCCGAGCTGGCAGGCCAATGCAACGGCGGGGCGAAGAAATACGGCGGCATCACGGACATGGCCGAGATGCGGGCCAACCTCCGCATGAGCTGTCTGCCTGAAACCCTGCTCGATGGGGAAATTCCCGATTTCGGTGACTTCCTCGAGGCGCGCCGGAAGCTGATGGCAGCGAAGATCAAGACGTACTTCGAAGGGCTTTGAGATGCAGCGGTGGGGAAACAGCAGTCAGGGGGAGAACGGAAATGGCTGAGCAGGACGATCTCATCGCGTCCATCGCAGCGACGACGGCCGACTATCGTGAGGCTGATGGGGAAGCCCCGACGCCAGAGCGTATCGAGCGTTGGGTCGGTCAGTTCGACGCGGCAGTTCAGCTGCCCATTCTACGGGAAATGGATCACGTCTTGAAGCGGACCTACTTCTCCCGCGATGGAACGAGAAAGTTTTTGGCGGGACTATTTCAGACCGAAAAGCTTGTCGGCGAGGATCCATGTGCCTTCTGGAAGGGCGTGAAGTTCCTCGACATTCAGGGCGGCGGCGCGAGCCAGAAGGAGATGCTCGCGCTGTTCAGCAAGGTGCTGGAGAAGCAGTGTCGGTTCGAAGCTGCCGACTGCGGCGCAGCTCCCCACGCCTTCGTGTATCTGGATGACGCCATCTTCACCGGGAACCGTGTTAGGCGCGATCTCGAAACATGGATCGCTGAGCAGGCTCCGGCCGAAGCGAAGGTGCACGTCATCACGATCGCGCTGCATAGCGGCGGCCAGTACTACGCCAATGGAAAAATCAAGGAGGCGGCAAGGGCCGCCGGAAAGTCAATCGACCTGACGTGGTGGCGCGCGATTGAGCTTGAGGACCGCAGGGCTCACACCACTACGTCCGATGTTCTACGGCCGGTCGCGATTCCAGACGACGAGGGCGTGAAAGCCTATGTCGGGGCAATGCGCTATCAGCCCAATCTGCGCACTGCGGGCCATGTCGGCGGAAACGGTATCTTCTCCAGCGATGCTGGACGCCAGCTACTGGAATCGGAGTTCCTGAAGGCGGGCGTGCGCATCCGGCAGATGTGCCCGCATCTAAACCAGTACCAGCGGCCGCTGGGCAACATGATCCTTGAAACGCTCGGTTTCGGCTCGCTGATCGTAACCTTCAGAAACTGCCCCAACAATGCGCCGCTGGCGCTGTGGGCGGGGGACCCTTGGTACCCGCTCTTCCCCCGCACAACGAACAGCGATACGTCGCTGCGCAGGTTCATGGCGATGCTGGCACAGGAAGACTTCTGATGGCCCAGCCCAGCCAGGTTCGCACATACCACCCAGCCGAGAGCGCCGTCTTCCTTAAGACGAACGAGCGCTTTGGCGGGCTGTCGAACATGGCGCCGGGCTTCCCGATTGTCCTGAACGGCGTGCGGATCCGCACGTCGGAGGCGCTCTACCAGGCCTGCCGTTTCCCGCGCCGGCCGGACGTCCAGCGGCAGATCATCGACGACCCCAGCCCAATGACCGCAAAGATGCGGAGCAAGCCGTTCCGCTCCGACACTCGGCCGGACTGGGATGCGGTGCGGGTGAAGATCATGCGCTGGTGCCTGCGCGTGAAACTGGCGCAGAACTGGCAGACCTTCGGCAAGCTGCTGCTGTCCACCGCGGACATGCCGATTGTCGAGAAGAAGGTCCGCCGCAAGGACTTCTGGGGCGCCACGGAGCAGCCGGACGGCACGCTCGTCGGCATGAACGTGCTGGGTCGCCTGCTGATGGAGCTGCGCGAGCAGCTGAAGGGCGATGAGGCGGAGAGCCTACGGTTTATCGAGCCGCTGGCCATTCCCGACTTCCTGCTGCTTGGAGAGCCCATCGAGGCCGTGCAGGCCCCGAATAATGCGCAGATTCCGGGTTGGGCCGCTCGGCGGTCGCCTGCACCCGTTGCCGCTCCGCCGCCCAGCGATCCCCAGCCATCCCTATTTGAGCAGCCGATGATTACAAACGCGCAGCCTGCGCCCGTCTCATCTCCTCCTGATCGTCGCCGAGACAATCAAGAGCCGAAGCAGCAGCTTCTATGCCGCCCCTCGGGGCACGATTGGCTTGGCGATCTCCCAAGCCAATGGGATGTGCTCAGGAGCAAGTATCTATTTCGCGAGATCGACGACCGGACCGACACGGGGACAGAAACATTGCTCTCCATGCGTCAAGCCCATGGCCTGATCCCCCACGCGAAGGTCTCAACCAAGCCAGTCACGCCGGAGGAACTCAAGGGGTATAAGCGCGTCTGCACTGGTCAGATGGTAATGAACCGCATGCAGGCCTCGAACGGCATGTTTGCTGTGGCGCGTGAGGACGGCCTGGTCAGCCCGGACTACGCGGTGTTTCAGCCGCTGCGACCGATGGAACCGGACTACTTCGTCGAACTGTTCAAGACCAACATCTACCGCGCGAAATTTCGTCAAGAGTCAAAGGGGCTAGGAACTGGTACTTCTGGATTTCTGCGGCTCTACTCGGATCGTTTTGGATCAATCCATGTACCGCAACCACCGGAATCCGAGCAGCGGAAGATTGTACAGTTCATCCGAGCTTATGATGTTCGGGTTCGCCGCCTGATCCGCAACAAGCGGCGGCTGATCGGGCTGTTGAACGAGCAGAAGCAGGCGATCATCAACCGGGCCGTCACGCGCGGCCTGAACCCCGACGCCCCGATGAAACCCACCGGCATCGACTGGATGCCCGAGGTTCCAGCGCATTGGGAGGTCAAACCGCTGAAGTGGTTCTTGACGGCAATTGTGGGCGGCTCAACCCCTCCAAGCGGTCAAGAAGACTGCTGGGACGGTGATATCGTATGGGTCACTCCTGAAGATATCAGCAGAAATGCTCGGCTATCGTCATCGAGGCGAACGATCACGCAGAAGGGATTGTCGGCTTGCTCTACATCGTTGGTCCCTCCAGGTAGCGTCGTTATCACCTCCCGGGCACCGGTTGGAAATGTTTCTATTGCGGAGGTGGAGCTTGCCACCAACCAAGGCTGCAAGGCACTTGTGCCAAACGCCGAGGCAATCGATACCCAATTCCTGTTTGAATTGATGCGTATTCTTAAGCCAGAGCTGCAGAGCCTGGCGACTGGCACCACTTTTACAGAGATATCAACATCCCGATTGGGGCGCGTGAAAGTAGGAGCTCCGAGCGTCGCCGAGCAAAAAACGGTTATCGATTGGGTTCGCAATGAGACTCGCGACCTGGAGCGGGCAATCGAAAAAGCTGGTCAGGAAATAGCTCTCATCAATGAATACCGTGAGCGACTGATTGCCGACGTCGTTACCGGCAAGCTGGACGTGCGCCACATTGAGATCGTTGCACCGGCAGACGAGCCGATTGCCGACGAGGATGACTCACTGGACGACGTGTTGGAAGACGGCGATGCCGAAGCGATGGAGGGGGCCGATGCCGACGACTGACACCAGTGAAAAAGGCCTCGAAGCCCTGATTGTCCGTTCGCTGATCGACGAGGCCGGTTATGCCGCGGGCGACTCGACGGATTTCGACCGGGACCACGCTCTTGATGTCGCAAAGCTGTTCGACTTCCTGAACGCTACGCAGCCAGAGGCTGTGGAGGCGCTGGGGATCGGCGTGGACGGCCCGAAGCGCCTGCAATTCCTGCATCGGCTGCAGGGTGAGATCGCCAAGCGCGGTGTTATCGATGTGCTGCGGGGCGGCGTGAAGCACGGCCCGGGCTCGGTGGAACTGTTCTATGGCACGCCCACGCCGGGGAACGCGAAGGCCGAAGCGCTGTTCGCCGCCAACGTCTTCAGCGTCACCCGCCAACTGCACTATTCCAAGGACGCGACCAAGCTATCGCTGGATCTGGTCCTGTTCATCAACGGCCTGCCCATCGCCACGTTCGAGTTGAAGAACAGCCTGACCAAGCAGACGGTCGAGGACGGGGTTCAGCAGTACAAGCGCGACCGCGATCCGAAGGAGCTGCTGTTCCAGTTCGGCCGCTGCGTCGTCCATTTCGCCGTGGACGACCACGAGGTGCGGATGTGCACGCACCTGAAGGGAAAGGCGTCCTGGTTCCTGCCGTTCAACAAGGGCTGGAACGATGGCGCGGGCAACCCGCCGAACCCTCACGGGCTGAAGACCGACTACCTCTGGAAGGAATACCTGACGAAGCGGAACCTCACCGACATTCTGGAAAACTACGCCCAGGTGGTCGAGGAGGTCGACGAGCGCGGCAAGAAGAAGCCGCCCAAGCAGGTCTTCCCGCGCTTCCATCAGCTGGACGTGGTGCGCAAGCTGCTGGCCGACGCCGAAGCCAAGGGGGCGGGCAAGCGCTACCTGATCCAGCATTCGGCCGGTTCGGGCAAGAGCAACTCGATTGCCTGGCTCGCCCACCAACTGATCGGGCTGGAGACCGGCGGCAAGACGACCTTCGACTCCGTCATCGTGGTCACCGACCGCCGTGTTCTCGACAAGCAAATCCGCGATACGATCAAACAGTTCGCGCAGGTATCATCCGTGGTGGGACACGCCGAAAAGTCTGGCGACCTGCGGGCCTTCCTGAAGGCCGGCAAGAAGATCATCATCACAACGGTCCAGAAGTTCCCCTTCATCCTCGACGAGATCGGCGACGAGCATCGCGGGCGAACCTTCGCCATCATCATCGACGAGGCTCATTCCAGTCAGGGTGGCCGGACCGCAGCGAAGATGAACATCGCGCTCGCCGCGAATGGCGCCGAGGAGGAAGAGGAGACGGTCGAGGACGCTATCAACCGTCTGATGGAGGCGCGGAAGGTGCTGCCGAACGCCAGCTATTTCGCGTTCACCGCCACGCCAAAGAACAAGACCCTGGAGGTTTTCGGTGCGCCGGTCCCGCAAGGGGACAAGATCAAGCACGTACCCTTCCACAGCTACACGATGAAGCAGGCGATTCAGGAGGGCTTCATCCTCGACGTGCTGAAACACTACACGCCGGTCGACAGCTATTATCGGCTTATGAAGACGGTGGAGGACGACCCCAAGTTCGACACCAAGCGGGCACAGAAAAAGCTGCGCAAGTATGTGGAATCCCATGACCACGCGATCCGCAAGAAAGCCGAGATCATGGTCGATCACTTCCACGACCAGGTCATGGCGTATCGCAAGATCGGCGGCGCGGCCCGGGCGATGGTCATCACCAACGGGATTCAGCGCGCAATCCAGTACTTCCACGCGTTCCAGGAATATCTGAAGGAACGCAAGAGCCCCTATCAAGCCATCGTCGCCTTTTCGGGGGAGCATGAATACGGCGGCCAGAAGGTCACTGAAGCGACCTTGAACGGCTTTCCAAGCAGCCAGATCGAGGAGCTGATCCAGAAGGACCCGTACCGGTTCCTGATTGTCGCGGACAAGTTCCAGACCGGCTATGACGAGCCGCTGCTGCACACGATGTATGTGGACAAGACGCTGTCCGGCGTGAAGGCGGTGCAAACGTTGTCGCGCTTGAACCGGGCGCATCCACAAAAGCACGACACCTTCGTGCTGGATTTCATGAACGATTTCGAGGCCATCAAGACGTCGTTCGAGCCCTATTACCGGACCACGATCCTCAGCGAGGAAACCGACCCAAACAAGCTGCACGATCTGAAGGCCGCGCTGGATGGCTACCAGGTCTATGCATGGGACCAGGTGGAGGACCTGGTGGCGCTCTACCTCGGCGGAGCGGACCGGGACAAGCTCGACCCGATTCTCGATGCCTGTGTTGCCGTCTACAAGACCGACCTCGATGAGGATGGGCAGGTCGATTTCAAGGGCAAGGCGAAGGCGTTCACGAGGACATACGGCTTCTTGGCCGCGATCCTCCCCTACAGCAATGCGGATTGGGAGAAGCTATCCATCTTCCTCAACTTCCTGACGCCCAAGCTGCCGGCGCCTGAGGAGCGGGACCTGTCCAAGGGGATCCTTGAAGCGATCGACATGGACAGCTACCGCGTCGAAGCCCAGGCAACCATGGCCATCGTGCTGCCGGACGCGGACGCCGAAATCGGACCGGTCCCTACTGCTGGCGGCGGTCGCAAACTCGAGCCCGAGCTCGATCTGTTGAGCAACATCCTCAAGACGTTCAACGAGATGTTCGGCAACATCGACTGGAAGGACCGGGACAAAATCGGGAAGGTCATCGCGGAGGAGCTTCCGGCTAAGGTGTCGGCCGACAAGGCGTATCAGAACGCCATGAAGAACTCGGACAAGCAGAACGCGCGCATCGAGCACGACAAGGCGCTTGAACGTGCCGTGATCGAACTGCTGTCCGACCACACGGAACTGTTCAAGCAGTTCAGCGACAACCCCTCGTTCAAGAAGTGGCTTTCCGAGACGATCTTCGCGGCAACCTATGCGGACACTGCGTCAAAAGCCAGCTCGGCTTCTATTGGCAGTTGAACCAGCGCATGGCGGTTTGGATCAGATGATCATGATCCACGCTTGTGGCCTCTTGGTAGAACGCGTCGATCTCTTGCTGCGAGAGGCCCGCTTCTTTTGCGGCCCGTCGGCACAAGCCAAGGATCATGAAGGCATTGCTGTCATGTCCAGTCAGCTGGACTGTTATGTTGGGATACTTGGGGGGCATTGACCGGCTCCTCCAGCGCAGTGGACACGACGCCTAGAACGCTCGTTTCTTCATTATTATCAACAGGATAAGGCGCTTTTGGTTCGCGCTTTTCCCATTGCCGTGTTTAAGGGCTTCGGCCGCGACAACTTCGCGCCTGATCCCGCATGACGCTGTAGTCGGCAAGCATTTCGGCGAGAGCCGACCCCTCCGGCAGCAGATCGAGCTCGTCGGCTGCGCGCGCCTGGAACTCGCGGCTATACTCGACAACGGGTGGGCAGATGGTCGTGATGCGAAGATCAGAAGCGACCGTCGCGCAGCCGGTCAGCGAGATCGTTACGATCACGAGGACGGCGAGCCGCCGCATCGAGCATCTGGCGTTGGACGTCATTGGTCTTCTCCGAGGTTTCGAGGCGTTCGGCGAGGCGTCCCGCTCGCTCGCCGGAGCGCCGGAGTGTGAGCAGGAACAGGCAGACCGCGAGTGCGATGGCGCCGTAGCGCAGGGCTGTCCGCACCTAGGGGCTGGTAGCGATCCCGGTGAACAGAGCGACGATCATCGACGCCCCCGCTTCCAGTCGTCGATGCGGGCGTAGATCGTCACGGCGACGCCCGCGAGCGCCACGGCGATGAACACCCAGCGCAGGGTGTCGAGGTGGGGCACGAGCGGCAGGATCGCGGTCTGGGTCTCCGCCAGAACGCTCTGCGCCACCTCGACACCCGCGGCGCCCAGCGTGGCCACGCCAGCTGCGCCGCTGCCCTTCATCGTGCGGCTGTCTGCCAGGACCTCCCGCACGGGCGCCGTTTCCGCGGCGAACGCCGTCGCCCGCACCGGGAAACGCTCGCCCCATTGCCGAGCCGGGCCGAGATCGATGTGCATGAAGCCCGAGCGCGGATAGTAGCCGAAGCCGAGGAAGCCGACGGCTCGGGCGGCGGCCTCGAAAGCCACCGGATCGTGGTTCGCCATGGCGATGTCGAAGGCCGTGCCGTCCATGTGCTTCGAGCGCGGCGCGCCGCCGACGGCCCGATTGTGCGCCGGACTGCGGTAGGCCGAACGGACGATGAGGGGCTTGCCAAGCCGATCGCGCAGCGCCTGGAGCTTGTCGAGCGCATCTTCGTTGATCCGCAGGGAGCCGCTGCCTCGGCAGGCGATCTCGGCGGGGGAGAAATTCTTCCAGCGCCACGAGCGCTCGGGCACATCGCGCCAGTGTTTGTAGGTCATTGTCGTCATGGCAGGTCTCCAGGCACAAAAAAGCCCGCTCCTCGACGAGGGCGGGCGGTGGTCTGATGGGTCGGGCGGATGGGTTAAGGCGTCGGTCCGAAGAGCTTCAGCTTGATGGCGATGCCGGCCATCAGGGCGAGCAGGACGCCGGTGGTGATCAGCCGCACGGCGGTCTGGACGGCCGTCTGTTTCGCGAGCCGGAAACCCGCGAGCAACGAGCGAAGATCACGGATGTCCTCGGCGGCATCCTGGCCATCGAGGCCGACCTCATGCAGGGCGCGCCGCGCACCCGTCTCGGCCGCGCGCTCCAGCAGGGCTTCAAACTCGGCGGCCGGCAGCGCGATCAGCGCCCCGCTTTCTGGTTCCTTGTCCATGACGCAATCCGGGAGTGATCAGAGGACCAGCGAGCCGGCCAGCGTGAACCCGATCCCGGCGAGCGTGGCGTCGGGTGTCGATGGCGCGACCACGCTGAGCACCTGGCCGGGCTCCAGCACGGTGTCGCTGGCGGCGATGAAGGTGGCGCTCGTAGCGGCGGCGGCGAAGCGCATGGTGGCGCTGCTCACGCCATCGACCCGGATGTCGAAATCCGCACTCGCGGTTGCCGCGGCCTCGGCGCTGGCATGGCTTCCGGCAAGATCGATCTTCAGCCGGGTGCGCCGCGCCACTGGGACCCGTGCGATCACCTCGTCCGCTGCCGGCTGCCCGGCCTTGTAGCCGCTGATGTCGGCCGGGGGATCGGCCGCATCCGCGGTCTCGACAACCTCGATGGCCAGCCACGTGCGCTCGAGGCCACGCAGCTCCCCGGCAGTGCCGACATAGACGGCCAGCTCGAACCAGTCACCCTCCGACACCGGCAGGACGGCGCTCGACAGGTTGCGCATCTGGTTGGAGTAGCCGCTGTCGCCGCGGACGATGACGGCGCCGCCGCCCGGCACGCTGTTTCCGTTCTTGCGCACCTCGACCAGCTGATTGGTCGGCGAGGTCTGCCACTCGATGTTGCCGATAATCCGTACCTTCGTCACCCCGGCTGGAATGGTCAGGCGGGAGGGCTGGCCGGCATCCCAGAATGCGTCGCTGTCGTACTCGGCGCTTTGCCAGGGCACGGCGACGTAGACGTTGGTCGTCGCGACGCTGAAATTGGTCGAGCGTCGCAGCAGCGCGCCCCGGAAGGGCAGCAGGGCGCGGTTGAAGATGCCGACGCCTGTGGCGCCCCACGCAGCGCCATCGAACTGGAGGACGTCGCCGTTGGCGGCGCCGGCGATGGAGACGTCGGTGAGATCGCCCAATGCACCAGCGCCACCGCCGACCCTGAAGAGATCGCTGCCATCGCCCTGAACCAGCACCGTCGCGCTAGGGACGATGACGACCTCTGCGCCGGAGCCCGCATATTTGGCGCGAACGTCCTGGCCGCCATTGGTGGCGTTTCGGATCGCGAGCCGCCGTTGATTGGCGGGCAGCGTCAGGGTCCGCGATGCCGTCAGCGTACCGGTGAGGATGATGAGGCCATTACGGTTGGCTTGGGTGCCAGTCAGCGTCAGGTTGGCGTCGGCCATCGCTACCGACAGTGCCTGGTTCATAGCGTTGTCGAGGGCATCGACCGCGTCGTTGATCGTTACCTCTTTCTGGTTCTGGGCGGCCGCGACATGGGTCACGGCCAGATTGGGGCTGGGCATCAGTTGAACTCCAATGTGACGGTGCGCGGGAAGCCGCGGCCCGCGACGGCGCTGATCTGGAAGACGGTGACGGTCAGGGACGACGGGACCGCACCGAAGTCGGCGAGGATGTCGGCATTGGCGTAGACGACGTTTGGGCTCGTCGCGGTGAGCGTCCGCTTCACCGCGCCGCCAGGGGCGGAGAGGATGTCGATCTCGTAGGTTTCGGAGGTCTCGCCGAGCGGCACGAGGCCGGTGCCGTCCTTCAACTCGCCGCCGATCCGGGTCCGCCGGACCCAGGAGAGACTGATGTTGACCGGATTGCCGGTCAGAGCCGCCTGCACGTTCCAGGGTGCATAGGGCTTGAGGTCCCGGCCGGTATGGCTGGAGACCAACGTTTCCGCATCCTCGAAGATCGTGCCGAACCCAACAGCCCTCCAGGACCGGGGGAGCTCGAGATCGCCGAGCGAGGTGACCATGGTCTCGACATCGTCGGGGTCGAGGAGGACAAACAACTCACCGGCCTCGTGCCCATCCACGAAGACATCGGTGCCACGTCGACCACGCAAAAGCCCGGACAGGGTGTAGGAGCCGTCCGGGTTCAGCGCCACGTCGCGGAACTGGATGATCTCGGGCTCACCGTTGGCCTTGAGGACGAGGGCCGCGTTGGCGCCGCTGAGCATCGAGTCCTGTGTGACGCTCTCCAGCCGTTCACCGCCGGTGGTCATGAATACCGTGAGGCTGTTCGTCTCATCGGTCGCGAACGGGGATGTCGGCCTGCCGAGGGCATTCGCCGTGGCGCCCCAGGCCGTCTCGCTCAGGGATCGACCGACCTGCGCCCACCCCGTGCCGTCGACGCTGCGGTAGAGAGAGGCACCGGGCCAGCCCGGGCCTCCAAAGCCGCCCATGAGGTAGTAGATCCGCGACCCCGACCCGCCGGTGTCATCGGTATCGCGCAGCAGCGGAAGGTCCAGCAGGATCAGCCGCGTCGCGGCCTGACTGCCGACGAGCTGTACCGGTTTGCCGGAGCCGCCATCGGCAGCCACGTTGGAGACGTAGGTGGCGGCAGCTTCAGAGACTCCCTTCACCGCGAGCGAGAAATCCGCCCCGACATCGAGACGGGTGATGCGGGTCCGGAAGGTCGAGCCCGACTCGAAGACCACGTCCACGACATCGGTCGGATCGAGGCGCAGCCAGTCGGCCGGTAGTTCTGCTTCGTACGCGCTGCGTTCGATCCAGGCGCTGTAGAGCGTCTTGGCGGCGATCTGCTTGGCCGTCGTCGCGTCCAGCGCAAGGGCTAGCTCTACGCTGGACTGGTTGCGCGAATGCATGGTCGGCAGCGGCAGGGATGTGCGCTTTTCGCTCTGCGTGCCCTGCTGGTAGTCGGCGCCGCGATCCATGTAGACGACGCTGACGCGTTCCGGCAGCTCGACCTCCTGCGTGCGACGCTCACGCCAGCTTTCGCCGGTCCGCTCATCCAGCGGCAGCAGAAGATCCGCGTCGATGGTCGCGGCGGGCGGTCGTCCCCGCGTCCGGAACCGCAGGGCATCGTCGCTTTCCGCAGCGTCGAAGAAATAGGCCTGCGCCAGCGGCTCGATCGCGCCTCGCACGGTGGTCTGCCGCCCGATGACATAGCCGGGAACCGTCGCCCCGAGATCGGCGACGTCTATGTCGGACAGACCAAGGCCGGCACGGGCGCAAAGGTCGGAGACGATGCCGGAGAGCGTCTCTCCACCACCGCCGCCGCGATTGAGGAAGAGCTTCACCCAGCCTTGGCTGCCGCGGACCAGATGCGTGTCGGTGACGGCATCGTAAACCTGAGCACCGCCTTCGCTGACCGCACCCGGCCAGATCTCATTGAGAACAAGAGCGCCTGTGGCGGTGTCCAGCTGGATAACGCGCGTGCTCCGCATCAGCGTCCAACGCTGCCCGCGCAGGCGGCTCTGACCGTAGTAGGGCCCTTCGTAGTTGATCTGGATCGGAACGACCGTCTTCCAGACGATGCCGGTGTCGCTGCGCCATTTCAGCGTATAGATCCCGCCGGGCGATCCCCCGTTCGAGATGCGCGCCTGAAAGATGACGCTGTCGTCGGTCGTGTCGTAGGAGAGCCCGCCCGCGCTGCCGTAGAAGCCGGTGGCGCCGCTCTCGAAGTCCGACGGCGAGAAGGCGGCGACCTTCTCGAAGGTGACGCCGAGGGATTGGCCGGTGAGGCCGTCGTACCCTGCCAGCGCGGAGACCCGCAGGCGATAGAGGCCGAGGCTTCCATGGTTCGTGCTCGTCCCGCTGCCGAGGACCCAGCCATCCCCGAAGCCTTCGCCGACCGCACCACCAATGACGCCCCGAACGCGAGGCTCGGTGACGCTCTGCCCGGCACCCCATACATAGCCCATGGTGTCGGCGCGGATGAGTCCGACATCGTCGAAGAGCGATCCGGTGAGAACGAAGTCGACCCGGCCAGAGGGGCCGTAAGCGGAGACCATCCCCATCCATGTCGTGGCGACGAACCGCAGGGTCGAATTGGTCAGGCCGCTGCTGGTGGAGCCGAATCGGCCGACTTCCTTGAGCGCGTTCGGTTCGATGCGCAGGATCGGTCGTGAGTTGCTCGATCCGGTCACGACATAGAGGTGGCCGTCCTCGCCGCAGAACAGCGTGCTCGGGAAGTTGTTCGGCGTGACGCCCGTGATGTCCGTCATCCGCGCCTGCCGGTCTTCTTTCATGGTCCGTAGGCTGAAGCGGCGGATCCCGGCCTCGGCGGCGTTGACGTCGCTGTCCAGGAAGTAGCCGTATCCGCGCCGCCAATCGACGGTCAGGTCGTCGATCTGGTAGGTGCCGAAATATCCGCCTTCGCCCGTCGTGATGAAATCGAGCAGCTGGTAGGGCTGCTGAGCCGCCCGCTGGTAGGTGATCTCGGCCGTGATGTTCGGGATGCGGTTCCCGAAGTCCGCGAGCGCCAGGTCTTCGAAGACGATGGTGGCGAGACCCCGATGGGCGGGTGCACGGCCCGCGCCGACGTGCATTTCGATCAGCGGATCGGCCAGCTGATCCTCCGCCCCGGAATGGAAACGGAACTTGAGATCCGGTTTGGCGACGTCGGGGCTCGCGCCGGTCTTGTCGTAGATGAGTTTGCCGTCCGCCCAGATCCGAAGCACGTCCTCGGCCGGCCCTTCGCCGAAGCTGAGGGCGAAGGACGCGAAGTAGGAGTACGTGACCGAGGTCTGGGTGGCTCCGCCGCCGCCCTTGCCGCCCGAGCGGGTCCGGGTGACGTTCTGCTGCTCACGGATGCCGGAGGACCAGATCATGTTGCCGGCCATGCGCAAGGTGCCGTAGCCGATGGCGATCGATGCGCCATAGGCGGACGAGGAAACGGTCAGGTCTCCGAGTCGGGGGCCTTCGGTGGTGACGTTCTGCCCCTTGGCCGGAAACAAGAGGCTGCCGACCACAGAGCCGACGAGCCAGCCGGCTTGCCAGCCGAGGCCGACCGCGGAGCCGAGCGCGGCTCCGCCCACTGCGACGAGAATGGCCATGGGAGGTCAGGTTCCTGGAGAGCGAAAGCGAAACGCGAACTTGATCTTGGCCGGCCATTCGCCGGCATAGGGTTCCTCGATCACCTGCCTGCGCGTGGCGTGCGCGTGCAGGAGATGCGGCCGTCCGAGCCGTTCCGTCAGAAAGCCGCAATGGCAGGGATAAGCCTGATCAGCGAAGACGAGGACGTCACCGGGCTTCGCTTGTGTGACGGCAATGCCGTCCATGTGCCCGCGAAAGTGCTCGACGAAGCCCTGTCCCTGCGCGCGGCGCCCATAGGCCGTGCTGTCGTGGTCGGCGAGTTCGAGCGCCCGCGCGACAAGGACCACGAGCCCCGCGCAATCAACACCGGCGCGGCTTCGCCCCTGGTGTCGCCAGGGAACACCCAGCCATGTTCGCGCTTCGGCGACAATCGCATCGGCCAGATCCCCCATCGCGGTGGCGGTCGCTGATGGTGGGCGGTCAGCGTGCATCGGGATAGCTCATCATGGCATCCTGGCCCGGCACGTAGGGTTCGCCGCGAAAGTTCAGGACGTTGGCGAAGCGGTCGATGCAGGTGTCGAGCCGCTTGTCGCAGCCGGGATGAACGCGGAAGGCGTCGTCGGATGAGATCGCGTATCCCATCGGCAGGAACAGCTCGATCCGCCCGCTGCCTTGGGTCCAGCCCTTGACCTCGGTGGAACGACCGGCATTGGCGCCGGTCTCCCAGGTCAGCACACCTTCAGCAAACCAGCCATCAACCGCTCGTGGTTCATCGAGCGTGGCATTGAAGACCGCCCGGTCAGTGACTGCCGTCACGATGCCCGACCGGCTCCAGGCTTCCTCGGCCTCGAAAACCGCGCCACCATCGGCGGTTTGCGCGCCGACATTGGTGTCGAAACTCGGTGGCTCGGACGCGGTCGTTCCGGCGGTCACGCACCGATAGACGCGGTTCTCGAAATCCGCGGAAGTCGGTACTGATGCCGTCGTGTCCGTGATCGTCGCCACGACGGCGTCGAAGGCCGCGTTCGACTGGCTGCCGGCCGCGAGCTGGTGGAGGAGCCGGAAGCGGAGAAATCTGGTTCCCACCGGCAGCTGGGCCATCGAGATGCCCCGCTGAACCCAGCTGTCTTCGGGCAGGATCACCTCGAAGCCCGTGTCGAGAAGGGTTGAGAGCAGGTTCGACGAGCCGTCCAGAGCTTCGACGACGACTCGCCCCAAGTCGTCCGGGAACGAATTCGCCCGGCTCACTGCTGCGTCCAGCCGGTAGGCGTCTCCGTCGATCTGCAGTGGATCCAGACCCGATGCGACTAGGTCGATGGATTGGGTCAGCTCCCCCGATGCCGAGCTTCCGCCTTCCAGGTAGAAGCTGCCAGCAGCGGGCGTCAGGCTGCCATTGCCGGCGTCATGCACGTCCCAGTCGCCGGACACCTTCGTCCATCCGGTGGGCGTAAAGCTGGAGCCGTCGCCGGCGCCATCCGCCTCGAAGCTGCCGTTGACGACCGGCAGCGGGAAACTGACCGGCGTGCCGGTCGTGCGCACGCGCACCACGTCACCGAGGATGTACGCCGTCGATCGGGCGATTTCTGGCGGATTGACCGGCACCTTGCAGCGATGATCTCCGAGATCGGCGCGGCATTCCGGGCTGTAGAGTTCGCCGATGCGTTGCTGCAGCGCTTGGGTCATGCCGCGCAGTTCGGTCCGGAAAATGCCCTGCTCGGTCAGCACGACCTCGCCGAACCAGCCGCGGCGCATCCGAAGCGCGCCCATGCCGGGGGCCGCCCAGTTGACCAGGAAGATCCGCACCTCGGCCTGATCGAAGAGACCCGCGCGCAGTTCCTCCTCGGTGATCGAGGCGCTGTCGAAGACGCCCTCGACGTCGAGATTGTCGACGCTCAGGCTCGCATCATTGGCGATGGCCGTGCGCGAATAGCCGGAACTCGCCTTGTAGACCTTGCCCTCGAACGGCAGATCCCGGTCGTGGTCGGTGAAGAAGAACTCCTTGCCGTCGATACGCGAAATACGCCAGCAAGTGGCGAGCGTCGTCACCGGTCCGGCGAGGTGCGCCGCGAGGGCTGCCGAGGTCGATTTCATGGTCTGATCTCCAGCACCGGGATCTGGCCCCAACTGCCGAGCTGATAGGTTTCGATGGTGAGGTCCATCTGATCGCTGTCGAAGCGGACGGGCACGTCGAACTCGAAGTCCGCCGTCACCTGCACGCCGGATGCGGGGGCGACGGTGAATGTGACGAGCCCGGTCGCCGTGTCGACGCTCCAGCCCGAGACCGCCTCGACGCCGTCGCGGTAGATCTTCACCGTTCCGGGAACGGGCTTGGTGATGATCCGGGTCTCGACCTCGCCGCCGCTGGCGTAGGTCTTCACGAGCTGGAACGTCTTGGTCACGCCGTCGCCTTGACCGAGCAGCTGGGCAAGCGCTTGGTAGTCGGTCCAGTCCTTGAAGCGGAAACCGTAGGCACGCCCGCGTCGCGCGCGAAAGAAGGCGATGAGGGCGGCCACCTGATCGCGTTTTTTCAGGCCGTGTGCCACGTTCCATTTGCCCCGCGCGGCGGCCCAGTTGGCGTTGCGCCGCTCGTGTCCCGAAACGGTCGTCACCACGGTGGTCGAGTAGCCGGGGCCGCCGGACGCCCCGTAGGAGATGTCCGGCGGGAACTGAACTTCGTGAAAGCCGCTCATCTGTCGATCCGTCGGAGATTGCCCAGTTCAGAGATTACGGCGGGCCCGCTCCATGGCGCGGGCGGCGTCGGCGGCGATCTGCCCTTGGGCGTAGCGAAAGCTGCCAGCATCCGGGGTGGAGATGTTCATCACCACGTTGACCGGTGGACGGGTTTCTCGTGCGGCGCCGATGGCGGCGAGCTGAGCCCGTGACAGCACCATCTCACCGCGCTGCAGGATCGCGGGCACCTCGTCGGCACGAAGCCCCGCGAGACCGCCGTCGTGGAAACGCGGCGCACCCGCAAAAGCGAATGCCGGGACGAGCCGCTGCTGAGCGGGCCCCCCGGCGACGCCGCCTTGATGGAAGATGCCGGCAAACAGCCCGCCTCCGCCGCCGAACAAGCCGCCGAGCAGTCCGCCGCTGCCTCCGCCAAGTGCATTGGCTAGAGGCCCGAGGATCGCGGAACGAACCGCGATGCGGGTGATGTCGGCGAGGATGCTGTCGGCGAGCGCCTTGAAGTCGATCTTGCCGCCGGTCACGAAGTTGGCGATGGCGTCCTCGGCGCTGCGAAAGGCGCTGGTGAGAGCGCTGCCGAGACCCTTGCCCCAGTCCATCGCCTCGCTGGCATAGCGGGACAGCTCCTCGCGAACCGCCGCCCAGCCGGTTGCCGCCTGTGTGGCCGCCGAAGCCGCCGCCTCCCCGGCGGCATGACTTGCTTCCGCGGCGCGTGCGGCGGAACCGGCCGAGCCTTCACCATCTCCTGCGGCATCGCCTCCGGCGCCGCCAATGGCTGCGAAGGCTTCATCCAGACGCTCCGTCGCCTCGGCCGCATCGTCGATTTCGGTATTTGCGCCCGCCATGGCCTCCCGGAGCGCCGCGATGGACGCAAGAGGCGCGCCAGCCAGCTCTCCCAGCGCCGTCGCTGTCGCTCTCGCCCTGTCGGCGGCGGCACGCGCATTCTCTGCGAAGGCCGTCAGACCGAAATCCGGCGTGGCGAATGTATCGGTCTCGAACGCGGCGGCGAAGGCATCACGCGCCGCATTGCCAGCCCGGCTCGCGGCGCCCACAAACTCGTTCTCGATCCGGCCGAGATCGACATCCGGCACCAGTTCGATGGTCCGCTCGATCCCGATCGCCGCCAGACCCGCATTGACGCCCTTGAGGAGTGCGTTGATGCCGTTGACCGCGCCGTTCAGCATCGACTCGAGACCGGCTACAGCCAAGTTCGCCGCCTGGATCGTCAGATCGCCGATTACCCGAGGCAGGTTGCTCCAGATCACGACCATCGCATCGAAAGCGCCTTGAAACGCCCCGATGATGCGGTTGGCGAAGGTGACGACGGCCTCGAGCGACGCCTGGAGCGCGTCGGCGATGCTCGCCTGAATGCCGCTCCAGGCGGCGTCGATGCGTGCTTTCAGGACGCCGGCCAACAGGCCGATCCTGTCCCAGACTTCGGTCGCCACGCCGCCAAGAAGACCGAGCGCCGCGCCGAAGCCGCCGGTCGCCTGCACCAGCCGACCGAACTGGTAGATCAGCTCACCCGCCGCCACGATAAGCGCGCCGATACCAGTTCGAATCAATGCGCCGCGTAGCAGCGTGAGCGCACCCGACAGGCTGAAGGTCGCGACACGGGCGGCGACGAAGGCTGCGACCCAGCGTCCGGCCATGAAGCCGGCGAAGGCGATGCCGATGGCGGCGAGCCTTTCCAGATTGTCGGCAACAAGGATCAGGCCCTCGGCCACCATGGACGAGGCGCCCGCCATCTGGTCCCAGGTCCCGACGAGTTGCAGCGCGGCATTGCCAATCAGCGTGAAGGCATCGCCGATGGTCGCCGGCATCGAGTCCGCTTCCTCGCGCAGCCGCTCGAGATTGCCGATCAGCGCCGTGCGGATGACATCGCCGGTGATAGCGCCCTGCTGACCGAGGGTGCGCAAACCTGAGACGGTGGTGCCGAGTTCGGCGGCCAGCAATTCTGCGAGCCGGCCGCCGCTCTGGATCACGGTGTTGAGGTTGTCTCCGCTGAGCGTGCCGAGGGCCATGGCCTTGGAGAGCGCGTTCTGCACCGAAGCCGCGCGCTCGGCCCGCGCGCCCGAGACGACCATGGCGTTGTTCAGCGCCTCGGTGAAATCCAGCGATTCACGTGTGGTCAGACCGAGTTCACGCAATGCAGTGGCGTTGGCGAGCCAGGATTCCGCCGTCTGCTCCAGGTTCGAGTAGGTTCGGCGCGCCATTTCGGCGAGCCGTTGCATGACTGCGGCACCCGTCTCTTGCGCCCCCGTCGCCAGAACCACCCGCGAGCGCAGTTCACTCCAACTGTCGGCATAGGCAGCGATCTGGCGAATGCTGAGCGCACCGCCCAGAACACCGGCGATGCGGGCAAGGGCAGCATTGGTGACATCGACTTCCCGGCGGATCTTGCGAAAGCTCTGCGCTCCGGTCTCGCCGATACCGGCGATCTCCGCCTGGACCTGGCGCCCTCCGACGGCAGCCAGACGAACGGAGACGCGTTTCTCAGCCATCGCGATCAGACCTGATTTGGGCATTCAGCCCACGCACCATCACGCCCTCCACCTCGGGCAGAAGTTCCGCGCAGACGAGCGTGTCCAAGCCAAGCGCGTGCGCCCAGATAAGCGCAGCGGTCATGTCGAGGCCGAGGACCGCACCGGGGACGGCGCGTAGCTGACCCGTGAGCTTTTTGGCGAGATCCCAAACCTGCCATCCTTCGACCGTCTGCGGACGGTTCAGGACAACGGGACATTCGTTGCAGGCGCCGCGGCAGGATCGGCAATACTGCTCACCCCCGCCGAAGTGCCACTCGGCGAGGGCGCGGAGTCGTTTTTTTCCGCTTCCAGCAACAGGCCCCTCGACACGTAGCGGAGCTGGAAGGCCTCGAAGATCGGCAAGATGTCCAGGAGGGCATCGATGCCTTCCGGTGTGACGGGCGCCGGATCGCCTTCAGCATCGCCGACGCCTTCCCATTCCAGAACGACCAGCCGCGCCAGGGCCTTGGCCATGGTGACCGCGATGATCTCGTTGGAAGCCCCTTCAGGCAATGCGGCCACCATTGCGTCACTGCGGGCGGCGGCCATCAGGGCGGTGGTCAGGGGAGCGACGCGCACACGCACGCCGTGTCCGAGGTCGAGCCAGCTCGGCTCGCGCGACAGGTTCAGTCGGATCATGCGAATTTTCCTCACAAAGGATGTGGATGGCCGAAAGCCCGACAAGGATGATCAGGCGTAGCTCGTGATGTCGTTCAGGAGATGGACGCGCAGCATCGTGCCCTCGACGTCATCGAAAGCAGCGCGCCAGTCGAAGCTCGCTTCCACCCCGCCGGGGCCGGAGACGGCGTATTTCGGTTTGGGCAGAAAGACCCGCGGCAGCTCGAAGCGGAGCGCATAGCCTTCCGGGAAGGTGAACCCGTATTCGAGTCCGACAGGATCGCCATTGGCGGCCTCGGCCACGAGCGTCGCGCCATCGAAGCGTACCGACATCGACCCTTCCGCCGAGGCGAACGTGGGATCGGCCGCCTCGATCTTGCCGTCCTCGCGAATGACGCGGACACGTTCGAGATTATTGGAGAAGGTAAGGCTGCCGCCAGTGACGCCCGCGAGCGCCGTACCGCCGCGCCGAATGAAACCCCGTCCCTGGCTGAAGCGCCGGAGCGCGTAGGCCGTCGGGCTTGCGTCCACCGTCGCCGAGAAGCGTTCCTCGCCTTGGGCCACGAGCTGGAGGCGGGCATTTGCCGGTCCCTCCTGGCCCATCTCGAAGTTCAGGCTCTCCATCACCGTGCCGAGGTGACGGAAGAACACCGGCGTCGTGAGCTTCGGATGGCCGACCTCGATCGTGTAGCTCGGGATGTCGTCGGCGCCGCTCTTCCAGACATGCGAGTAGCCGCCGCCGATCAAGGTCGGTGAGGAGACACTCGCCGCCGATGCAGCGATGGTGAAGCCGTTGCCAGACGGGCCTGCCGTGTCGAACCCGATCACCAGCGTCTGCGTGCTGGTGGGCCGGGAATAGGTGCATTTGGCGATTTCGGGATCGGCCGATGCATTGAGGTCGCTGACCAGCTGATCGACGGTCTGCGTGACCGTTCCCTGGATCTGCGTCTCCTGCGCGCCAGCCGTGCCGGAGACGAACGTCCAGACCGTACCGTTCAAGGTGATCGTGTCGCCCGCCGTGGGATTGACGGCGAAGACGATCGAGCCGCCAGCGCTCCTAGGAGCAGTCACCGGGTCTCCGAACAGGCCCGTCAGCCAGAAGCCCGTTCCACGCAGGTCGAGCGGGATGTCGAGCTGGCCCTCGTCGGTGATGAGGCCGCGATAGGGATCCTGCGCGTTGCGCCCGCGTCCGAGCAGCGGGTCATCCCCGAGCGGCTGGGCCGAGGAGAGATCGGTCGATTTGAAATCGAGGCTCTGATAGCCGGTCAGCGGCGCGACCCCGTAGCTTGCCTCCCGGCAGGCCTTGAGGGTGGCGTCCGCGCCATATGCGCGCGCCTTGGGCATGAATGACTCCCGTCTTGTCCGTGATTGGGTCGTGGTTGCGTCAGGTGATGAGCGGATCGCTCACCAGGTATTCGATCGTGACGATGATCCGGGCGGTCAGCATCGGCGGCGCGCCTTCGAGAGCGAGCGCGCCCGTCTCCGGGGCCGATGGCGTCAGGTTCTCGGCGAGGCCGCCGAGCGTCTCATCGACACGCAGGGCGGCCCCGATCGCACCAAGCAGCTGATCGAGTGCCGCTTCGCCGCCGCCGCTGGGATCCCGCGGCACATAGACTTCGAGCTCGACCCGGTGCGCGTAGAACTCGGTGCGGGGATTGAGGGTGATGTCGGGTTCGCCGGGTTCGCCATCGCGCAGGATGACAAGACCGGCGGCGGGAACCTTCTCGGGCAGCACCTCGTTGCGCCGCACCGGCGCCGCCAACTGGCCCGCGAGAACAGCTGCGAGTGCGGCGAGGATCTGTTCACGTCGAGACATCAGCGGCCTCCGTCTCCATCAGAAACCCAATTGCGGACAACCAGGCCGGGTAGCCGGTTGACCCAGCGCTCGGCGGCGCCGGCCACATCGAGACGCTTGCGGATCGTGACCTGCGGAACCAGGATGAACATCGGCACGGTCACTAATCCCCGGCCCGTTCGTAGTGCCGAAGCGCTCGCGCGCGTGAACCCGCCACGCTTGCCTGTTCTCGCACGCATCCCATCGGCCACGAGGAGTGAAGGGCCGTGGCGGCGGTAGACGAAACGCAGCCGCTGCCCGGTCCGTCGCTCCCATCCGCCCGGCGTAATCTTCCGCCCGCCATCGCCGTACCGGCCGGCGGCCGCTGTCGGGATCGCGAGGAAGAAGCCGTTCTTCGAGCGAATGGTCGCGCCGTTCTCATAGATGCGGATGATGCCCGGCGCCTTGGACCAGACGAGTCCCGCCGCCCGGATGCTGTCTTCGCCCCTGGGGTAGACTTGTCCGCGCCAGGTGCGCGCCAGTCTCGGCCCCAGTCCCGCCGAGGTGACCTGCGTCCGGAGCTCGGTCTTCAAGCCTTCGGTGGCCTGTGAGATCCCGGCCGTAACGGCCTTCTCGGCGGCCCTGATCTCGTCGCTCATCAACTTGCCGAGATCGCCGATCGTGCTGAGCGAGAGCCTCATGCCTCGCGCAACTCCGCCGTCCAGATCAGTCGCTCCGCATCGCGGCTCGGTTCCCCCTGGACGACATAGGAAACGCCGTCGAACTGGAACCCGTCGCCTTCGGCAAGGTTGGGCGCGTCGGCGACGCGAATGTCGAGCAGCGTCGTGGCGGCATGCAACCGTGTCTCGCCGAATTCGAAGGCCCGGTCGGGCCGGCGCAAGACGACCCGGACGGAGATAGCGCTGCCGCCCTTTGGCGTGTAGGTCGCGTCCCGCGCCATGTTCGGGTCGGCAAACAGTGACTGGAACGCAGCGGCGATGGCTGACATTCGTTACTCTCCCTGTCGCGCTACCGCGCTCCTCGCCTCTTTTAGAAGCTGCCATTCAGGCGAATCCGCCCGATGACGTCACCGGCGCCACCGGCGACGGCTTCGGTCGCAACGCCGATTAGGGTGTTGGCGGTGGCCGTCTTCGTCGCCTCCTTGTTAGTGTTGTCCCAGTAGACCTTGTCGCCCGCGGCCCACGCCTGCGAGGCGACCTTTTTCAGGTCGAAGACGCCGACGAGCGCGGTCTCGACGGGTTCGCCACTGGCGGCGGCGCCAGCCGCGATGCCGAAGATCGAGCCGACGAGCAGGCCGTCGCCGGAAACGACCGCATAGGGCGCGGTCAGGGTGATGGTGTTGCCGGGCTGGACGTAGTTCTTCATGAGCTTGATCCTCTTGGAAAGACGAAGGGCGGCCCGTCAGGACCGCCCATGTCGTCGGGGTTCAGGTGTCAGGGAAGGGGCCGGATCAGGCGCCCGGGTTCTTGTAGAGGCCGCGCCAGTCGATGGCCTTGGCGCCGAAGTCGAGGCGGCACTTGATCTCGACCCCGTCGACGTCGAAGCCATTGCGCGTCTCGATGTAGGCGCCCTGTTGGCCTTCGAGATAGGCGTACTCGATCGTGTCGATCTGGTTGGGGCTGGCGGCCAGATACCAGGCGGTCTCGCTGGCGGCATCGAGACGCGGCTCGGCGATGGGGCTAAGCGTGCGGATCGACTGGGGCACCACGTTGCCGCTCGACGGAGGCACGAGGTTCTGAGCGACCAGCTGCTCTGCCTTCAGTTCCAGAGATGCCGGCACGATCAGGAAGGCGGGTCGGATGTTGAGCACCGTCTTCTTGTCGAGCCCGGTCTGCTTCGCCATCGCCGCCCGAGCCGCGCCGACGGTGGTGACGTCGAGCGCCGCACCGGTGCCCGCGAGGTTCTTATGAGTGGTGTGGAACAGCGCATTGCCATCGGCCATGGCCGGGTTCGAGGTGATGATGCCCCAGACCACGTCCGACTCCAGCTGGGCGATGGAGTTGCCGTACATCGCCGGGATCCGGGTGAAGGCGTCTAGATCGTCGTTGATCAGCACCTGCCGGGTGATGGCGACAACCCGGCCGTAGGTCTTCACGCGGTAGCTTTCCTTGCTCTCGCCGAGCGTTCCGCGCTTGAACTCGCCGCTCTCGCCCACTTCCAGGAGCTGCGGCGCCTCGCCGAGCTGCACCCGGTGCATCGCCTTGAAGTCGGTCGCCAGAACCTGACGGCAGAAGAGTGCGAAGGTCCGCGGATAGGCCTCGTAGGCCTGGCGCAGGGTCTTGTTGGTGACGGCCGCGAGGATTTCGGGGAAGTCCGAGGTCGAATGCAGCGCGCGCGTCGCCACCTCGTCACGCGAGAGGCCGCGCGTGTTCACCCCGGCATTGCCGAGGCTTTCGCGGGCGAGTTCCAGCAGCGTCATGCCTCGATACTGACGGGCAGCATCTTCAAGCGGGAACAGCGTCGGGCTGTACCGGTGCAGCAGCGCATTGGCCACGGCATCGCGGCGGGTGATGCGCTCATCCCGGCCACCGAGCGGGACGGAGACTTGGCCGAAGGTCCGCGTCTCCTCCGACTTCGCTGCGACCTGATCGAGGATCAGGCGACGCGCCTCGTCGAGACCGGTGCCGCGCTTGACCAGATCCTCGGCGAGGCCGCGCTCGAGGTTCAGCCGACCGGCCAGATCGTAGATGGTCGAGACACGCTCCCGTTCGGCTTCGCGGGCGCGGTTCGCCACAGCCTCGGGATCCGTGGCTTCGGGCTTGGCAGTCTTCGGACGCGCGCGGGTCTGCGTGTCGGCCGCGCTCGGGGGCGTGTCGGTCATGGTGGTCTCCTCGGTCGCTGCCGTTTCGCTCGTCTGGTCGGCCACGACCTCGTCAGTCTGGGCCGGGGTCTGGGTCTTCTCCGTCATCGGGGATGCTCCTTGGGGGGTTGAGGGCGCGTCCCGGCGGTGAAGGACGCAGGTTTCAAGCGGGCTCTGGCTGCGGAAGCCCGCGGCGGGGTCGGCCCCGACCGGGACCGCTGAGATCTCGAAGGGGGTCCAGTCCACCGCCCGCCAGAGCTCCCGCCCGCCGTCGGGCTTGGAGATGTCGAAGCGATGGACCTGGTAGCCGATGGAGACCGCGCGGATGTGCCCGGCCTGGATGTCGCGCCAGATCGGCTCGACATCGGCGCGCTCGCTGATGCGGACCTGCGCGATGCCGCGGCCGTTCTCGATCCGCGCCGAGCCGGGCACCACCGAGCCGATGACGGCGTCGAGTGTGTCGATCTCATGCACCTTCAGGAACGGCGCGCCCGCGTTCAGCCGGTCGAGGCGCACATGAGCAGGGTCGAGGCTGAGTTCCTCGTCGTAGGGCTCGCCGAAGAAGCTCGCCCGCCGGACGCGTGCGCCCGCCGACCAGATCACCTCGACGGTGCGTGCGTCGGCATCGACGGTGTTCGGCGCAAGCTCCGCCGACCGGCGAAGCGCCGGCAGTTCGATCATCGTGTCCATGAAGTCAGTCCTGTTGGGCGGTGTCCGGCTGCCCCGTGTCGGGTTCCGGATCGGTTGCCGGGTCGCTCGATTGCGCGCTGCCGGTCTTGGTGACGCGGCGGGGGTCGCTGTCGAGCACGAGTCCGAGGGCGTCGAGCTTGGCGTTCGTCGCGGCGATCTCCGCCAGCACGGCGTCGGGATTGCGGCCCTGCCGGGCGATCACCTCGGCCAGAGTCATCGTGCCCGAGCGGATCGCCAGCAGGTTGGCCATCGCGTCCTTCTGCGGGTCGATCGCCTCGAACTTGGGCGGCGACCATTCGACCGGCACGTCCGGTGTCGGGATCTGCCCTGCGGCCCACGCGGCCTCGGTGAACCAGCGCCAGACCGGGGTGCAGAGCATCGGAATGAAGAGCTGCCACTGGACAGCGTCGATCATCCGGCGGAACTCGACGAGCCCCGCCCGGATGGAGGAGTAGTTCACCTGGCTGAGATCGCCGGTGAGTAGCTCGTAGGGCACCCGGAACCCGGCCGAAATCGTATGCAGGCTGGCGCGCTTGTATTCGCCATAGCCGCCGGTGGCGGCCGGCTGGTTGAAGCGGATGTCCTTTCCGCCGCGGGCATAGGCGATCAGTCCTGGTTCGAACTGCTCGACCCGGTTGCCATCGGCGTCGACCACCGCCGGGGCGATGCCCTGCTGCGCCTCGTCGTCCCCGAAGACGATGGCGGTGACGCAAGCCTCGGTCTTCTTGCGAACGATCTCGGCCACCTCGTAATCGTCGAGATCACGAAGGGCGCGGATAACCGGCGCGCCCCAGGGAACGCCGCGCGCCTGCGTGCGCTGCTTCTCATAGACATGCGCGATCTCGCTCGCCGGGACCGGCCGGCTCTGCAGGCCGTTTTGCAGGGCGCCATAGGCGTCGCCGGGATGCTCGGCGTGGAGCCAGTAGGCCCGGCGCCTGCCGAGCGGATCGAACTCGATCCCCTGCATGAGGCGGCCCGCACCGAGCGCGCCGGATTTGGTGGCGTCGAGGAAGTCGGCCTCCAGCACCTGCAATTGCAGCGGCACCGGCAGGCCGTCCGCAGCGCGGCGCAGGCGACGGCGCACCAGCACTTCGCCGGCCTCGACCATCTCACGGCAGATCAGCGTCTGAAGCCCGTAGAAGTCGAGCTGGCCGTCGGCGTCACAGGCCTCGGCCCATCGTTCGAACAGATCGTCGACGCGGCGGTCCAGCGTGTCGTCGCCGCTCGCGGCGCGCGGCATGATGCCCGCGCCAATGATGTTGTTCACCAGCACGGCCACGGCCTTGGCCGCGTGCGGGTTGTTGCGGACGAGGTCGCGCATGCGGTCGCGCAAGAGCGCCCCGGCCACGCCGATCTCGGTGTCAGCCGAGGATCCAGAGGCACGCCAGCCCTCCGTGCGGCGTCCTCGCGCGGCGCCCTCGTAGCCGCGCGCGAGCGTCTCGAACGCCTGTCGCGCCAGGACACGCCGCGCGGCGGCCCTAGGGGCGACCGAAGCGATGGCGCGGTCGAACCAGTTCACCGCCATCAACGATCCCCGCGCGAGAAGCCCGCGAGCCCGGCGATTGGAAGCGGCCGCCCCACACTGGCAATCGCGCGCTCGATGGTGCGGATGCGGGCGAGCAGATCCTCCGCCGAGCCGTAGTCCACGGACTTGCCGTCATAGCTGACGCGGGTCGTGCCACTGGCATAGGCCCGGCGCAGGGCCGAGAGCTCGGCTTCGGTCCAGTCGGTCATCTCAGAACCATCCTTCCCGCCGCCCGATCCAGTCGGAACGGCGTTTGCCTTGGGGTACCTGTCCCGGCCTGTGGATCTGCCCGGCGGGATCGCTGTCGGTCGGGGCCGCCCCGAGCTGGTCTTCGAGGTCGCGCCATTTCTCTTCGGGCCAGCGGTCGGCGCCCGCGATCCAGGCGGCCGCGCGGGCGTAGACTCGGCAATCGAGCGCCTCGTTGCGCTCACGCAGCTTCTGCCATTCGAGCTTCGCGAAGCCGCGCTTCGTGCGCACCGTGACCAGCTGTTCGGCCACGACCTGCTTCAGCCACTCGCTCTCGACCCATGTCGGCAGGTGGATCGTGCCGGGCGGGAACGCCGCGCCCTCGTCACGTTCCTCGGCCGTCGGGCGCTCCAGCCGCAGGAAGCGGTAGGTTTCGGCCTTGAAGGTCGAGACCGCCACCGTCCAGAGCCGGGCGCCGCGACGCAGGCGCTTCCCGCCCTCGGTCGCATCCACGAAAGTGGGGCCGGAGACCGGACTGGACCGATTGAAGCCTTCGAGCCCCTTGACTGGCGCGACCTGCGCAAAGCCGACCTTGCGCGACCAGGCGTAGACGGCCGGGGCTTCGTAGCCAGTATCGATGGCAAGCCGCGCGATCCGAAGGTGTGCGCCGTTTTCATGCGGCCACGACCGGTCGAGGAGTGCCGTCAACTGGTCCCAAGCGTCATGCCGGTCCGGCCCGCCCTCGATCACGACGTGATCGACGAGCCAGCTCTCGAGCCCTCGGCCCCAGGCCCAGACATCGACCTCGATGCGGTCCTTCTGGACATCCGCACCCGCCGTCAGGAACAGCCCGCCCGCTGGCACCGTGCCTGGCCGCCACGCCTCGCGGCGATCGTAGAGCCGCTGCCAATCCGGCGCCTCGCCGGTTTCGACCCATGTCTCGCCGAGGATGGTGTTGCGGAACGCCTTGATAGCCTCGTCGGAGCCCTGGGCCGCCTCCCAGCTGCGCGCGACCCGGGACCAGCTGAGCCAGCCCACCGGCGAGTAGAGCGCCGAGAGGTGGTAGCCGATAGTCGTGGGATCAGCGGCCCTGGCGGTCGCCCGCCATTCGCCGCGCTCCAGCATCGCCGTCTTGTGGTGCTCCGCGACGGCTCTGTCGCAGCCTTCGCAGATGTATTCCGCCGTCTCTGGCCGCCCCTTCTGCCAGCGCAGCCGCTCGAACTTCAGCCACTGCATCGCCCCGCAATGCGGACACGGCACGAAGAACCGGCGCTGGTCGGACGCCTCGAACTCGCGCTCGATGCGGCTGAACCCCCGGATCGTCGGCGTCGAGACCAGGAACACCTTGCGCCGGTGGGCGAAGGTCAGCGACCGCGCCTCGGCCAGGGTCACCGGGTCGCCTTCCTCGTCGGCCGAGGCCGGATAGGCATCGACCTCGTCGAGGAAGATGTAGCGCGCCGGGGTCGAGCGCAGACCGACCGCCGAGTTCGCGCCCGTCATGATCAGGATGCCGCCCGCGAATTCCTTGGACAGCATCGTGTTCCCGGCGTCGCGGGATCGGGCCGGTTTGACCCGCTCCCGGAGCTCGGGGCTCTCGTCGATCAGCGGGTCGATCCGCTGGCGCGAGTTGCGCTTCGCCAGTTCCACGGTCGGCTGGACTGCGAGCATGGGGCCCGGCGCCTGGTGGATGGCGAAGCCGATCCAGTTGTTGCCGGCTTCCGTCGCCCCGACCTGCGCGGCCTTCATGAACACGATCCGTTGCGCCGCGTCGCCGGGCGACAGCCGGTCCATGATCTCCCGCATGTAGGGCGTTCGCATTGTGCGGTAGTGCCCCGGTTCGGCCGAAGCGCGGGACGCCAACATCCGGTGCCGGTCCGCCCATTCCGAGACGGTGAGGTCGGGATCCGGTCGGATCCCGTTGCCCCAGGCGCGCAGGATCTCAGCCGCGCCTTCGAAATCCCTCAGGCCATCTTCATCACCGGAATTCGGGCCGGACCTCGGCGAGTTCGTCGAGGTGGGCGCGTACATGTTTCTCCAAGGCCTTCTGCATGGCGGCCGCCTCCACGCCGAGTTCGGCCGCCATCAGCGCCGCCGCGCGCGCCGGCCAGTTCACCCAGGCATCGCGCTCCTCGCGTGCCAGCCGAAACACGACCGCCACCGCCCGGGCGCGGTCGACGAGTTCTCCCTTGAGCTTCTGAAGCCGGATGCGCCGCTCCTGGGCCTTCAGCACCTCATTCGCGGTCTTGGCCTGCAGGAAGGTCGTGCCGCTGCCGACGGG